ATCGTAGGACGATCCGGCATTGTCATTTGTTAAGTACGAAACGCTGACTTTTTTGACGGTGACATCGACAGGCGCGACAAAAAGTGAGGTAGCGATACTGCTGCCTGGTCCAACGCTATCATAAAAGTCCTTAATTCCGCTCGATGAATTAAGCACCTCAACTGAGGTAGCGTATTGTGCTGGTCCTGTATTTCCCTGTATTCCCTGTATTCCCTGTATTCCCTGTATTCCCTGTGGGCCTTGTGGCCCAGCCACGGTTGAGTCTGCCCCTGCTGGGCCTACTGGTCCTGCCACAGTTGAGTCTGCTCCTGCTGGGCCCGTTTCGCCTTGAATCCCCTGTATTCCTTGGATCCCTTGGGCACCTGTAGCACCCTGTGGAATTTCAAAATCAAAAACAGCTGCCTGAGACGTGCCAGAATTAGTCACAGTGGCAGACTCCCCACTGGCTACCGAGGAGACTGTGCCGACAGCGATTGTTGCCGCATCCCCTCGAGACCCAACTCCGGATAGTGTAATGGATACCGAAGTGTCTCCCAGCTGCACTGTAATAGGCTCCTCAAGATACTTCTCAGAATCACTCCCAAAAGCCTCCGCAACTATTAAGTCGCCGTGGAAGCCATACTCAGGAGCTTGCCCTGCGTCTCCAATGGATAGTGAAAAGTCTAACCGCTGATAAATATCGGTTACAGCGGAGAGTGTGGTGGTGCCGTCCTCGGATAGGTCGGTTGGTTCCAACCCCAGAACTAGGTTCTGAGAGTCGAAGGTTATGCTCCCGGTGCTAGAATCGGTTGAGAATAGCACTCCCCCTGAGGGGGCAGCTTTTAATCTAAAGACTGCTACCTTAGAAGAGAGGGAATAGGTGTCGGGCCAAGCTATGCTAAGCGCGAATCTATGCTCTTTTCTTAATGTTAGCTCTCCTAAAGAAGCAGTCCTCATAGAAAAAATAAGTGGGGTCACTCCAAATATGGAATGACCCCACTCGATTAATTATTATGGAGTAGGATCAACTATTAGGAATAGGTGATCGCTGACCCACCAGCATCAAGCATGCTGAAGTTTGCATCCACACGACGGTGACGAATAACGTAACCGAATTCAGGATGGCAAGGCTTGGCTCCGTTTGCCAAAACACCTCGGAACTTACCCCAGGACCCGTCAGGGTTTGTGGAAAGGTCCTTAATGTTGAGGAAGCGGAAATCACCTCGATAACTAATAGGATCAAAGGTAGTACCAGATCCAGCAGAGGTAACGGGGCTTGGGATCAAAGACTCAAACACTTCCGTGTGGAAGACATAGGAATCTTCGAACTCAGCAACTTGCCAAGCAGGATTTACGATGTTCCGGTTCTGCGAACCTTGCTTCTCAGCATAGCTGCTAGTGTCCTCGATATAGGCAGACACTTCGGTCCACGATCCAGGAGTTCCCTCAGTGAAGGTGTAACGCTTTGGAAACGGATCGATGACGTGGTAGAAACCCTTGAAGGAACGCTCAACGCCAAGAGGAGCCAGAAGCTCTGAAACGCGAGAGTTATTATACAAGAATGACTCACGAGTCTTAACATCTTCCTGAGTCATAAGATTCTCAGAGGTCTCAGCAGATGTGATCAGCGTAAAGATAGGCCTACCAGACTCGTTACCCATGGCACCCATGCCACCACCGTCTTGAATAAGACCTTGGTAAACACGATTCAAAATACCTTGGGTGAGCCGACCAATCTTAGCAGCCACCAGTTCGCCAGAATCACCATCCTGGACAGGCATAGCACTTTTGCTTTCAACCAGAGCTTGGTTTGACGCAGTAAGGTATGCAACCATCTTGTGCTCGGCGGTAGCCTCATACTGATCACGATAACGGTTCTTCCAGATGTAGCTTACGTTATCCACGAGGTTTTCGTAGATATTCTTAAGCTGCTCCTTGAACCGGAAGCTCATGCGAAGGTCGTTCACAACGATAGGATCCGAGAACACAGCGGTGTGCTCGAGGCCGAAAGTACGAGCAGACTGAGCTACTGGGACTTCAACCGCATCCGGGATCGCATACTTATTAGAATCACTGGTAATAGCGTTCCAAGTATTGTCCGACGATGGGAGCGTGCGCTCATATGTCAGAACAGACAGGGTGTCCCCCATCTCGTCTGGCCAGGAAGTCTGGCGAACGAGCTTAAGCCAAACCGAACTATCGATAGTGCGGCGGTAGATATCTTGGGAAATTCTTCCCTCTTCTTCAATTAGTTGGTGGGTAAGGTCATGCCCACCGATTGTTTGAGTTGCCATTGTTAAAAAAACCCCTCCTTAGGGTATTGAATTAAATAAGGTTGACCGAATTATCATATATTAGCATATGATAAACGGAATACTACAATCTCCTGCGCCCGGAGGGGCCCCAAATAAGGCATTATGCGCTGTTAAAACGGTGGCTTATGGGATCCACTACCCAATGTAATATTACTTTTACTTATGGTCAGGTCAACCTAATTATTAAGAAAAACCCCCTCTAGATAATAAACCCAGAGGGGGTTTTGATGAATCACTTACGACGCCTCGGGTTTTTCTTGGCTCCCGTTTTAGATTTTGAAGCTGCTTTTTTCATCGCGGTCTTCTTCTTGGGGGGCTTCGTATTGCCGTATTTTCCTGGTGACATGGCTATTTCCTCCGTTTTACTGGTTTAACTCGCCTTGGCTTGCCGGGTGGCTGGCCTAGGCGTTTCTTTTGGTTTATTCTGCTGCGCTTTTCCGCAGGAGAAAGCTCACTGACCGTCTTCGGCGTCTTTGAAGAAACACGTTTCTTCGGCCTACAATAGGGAGTTCCGCGCTTCTCGCCCTTCTTCCTTCCACAGGGCTTGCCCGTGCGGACATCGGTCCACTCCTCCTTGAACCATCTCTTAAGGGCAGCGCCTTCTTTACTTTTTGAAGGCATTATCGTCCGACTTTTTTCATTGCCGCTTTGTGGGCAGCGGTAAATGTTTTGCCTCCCTGCATCATACTTCTCATTTCGGCCATGTGTTTGGCCGTGTGATGTACACTGTGGCGTTTGAGAGTTTGCTTTTGACGATCAGTCAGTTGTTTTTTCGTAGCTTTTTTCGCAGCTTTTTTCATAACCATTCAGTCTTTGGGGTCAAATAAGTCGCGCTCGTTTTAATCCTCCGAGAGCCCAGGCGATCATAAAACACGGATTTGATCATCCGGTAGCCTGGATAAAGTATCATCGCGGTTTGAGCGAGAAAAAGTAGTGCGGTAAAATAGTCGTTTATCGTTTTCATTCTCTCTACGACGGCTCTCTTCCTTCTTTACTTTTTCTTGGCTTTGGCGCGGCCTGTCCCCCAGTTTTTAGCACCAACCTTTCGGCACTTAGCTATAGCTCCACTAGCATAGGCACTAGGAAAAACTTTATATCTACCCTTAACCTTGCTGTAGCAGGCATCTTTCTTCTTAGCTGTTTTCTTGGCAGGCATTTCACATTACACCATTATGAAGTGAATAAGGACTCCAAGAAACCTGCATTGCCATCTTGGGCCCTGTTTGGTGTTACCCCTTGGGGGTCAATAGTTGGTGAAGCCTTCTTTAGAGACTTCAACTCCCCACGAAGTTTCGACAACTCAGCCTGATCTGCTTGAATTGTTTTAACAAGTTTGGGCAATAGGGTTCCAGCGACAACGCTATAGGCTTGCTGGTCACTAGAGTATTGGGAAATCGGGCCACTCTCTTGGGCGGATAGCCTCATCTCATTCATATCAATTGACTCACCCAAATCAGGGAGCCTTGGAGAGATTGCCTCAAAAACCTTTTCGACTGAGTTCCTCATCGCAAGGGCATCCTTCTGAGAAGTTTCTTCCCAAGCTCGGGCTTCTCGTGCTTCCACTTCTGCCAAAGCTTTAGAGGCGTTTCTCTGAAGATCCTCGGACTTCTTAAAAATCGTCTGGCTGTCTTCGGCCATTCGATAGGCTCGAATCCTATCTGGCTCTGACATGTCTCTTACGAGATTGCTTAGCCTATCGCTGTAAGAAGGGTCCTCGAAGTCAGCATAGACATCGAAAAATTCCTGGGCTCGCAACTCGTGTCGATCGGCCAGGTTTTTGGTGGCCTGCATGATAGCATCGAGGGGTTTAGTAACTACCTCCTCATACTCGGGAGAGCGCTCGACCCTCACTACCGCAAGCGATTCTTCATACTTAGAGATCTTATCGGACGCTTCCTCTAGCTGTCTCGACAGCTCTTCAGCAACGCTCACAGAAGTCTTCTCTTTTAACTCAGATTCGAGTTGCTGGACCTTGTCGCGCTCTTCATAAAGCTCGCGCCTAAGCTCGCCCCACTTTGTCTTTGACTTTGGGTCCCAGGTGTCTGGAAGTTCCTCCTCCTTAGCGTACTCCGAAGGCTCGGAAATAACCTTTTGGTCCTCGGTCGGCTCCTCGGAACCCTCCTCGGATTTAGGATCTTCCAGCGCAGGGGTGTCCTCAAAAACAGCTGACAAGAAGTCTGAACCCGTTTCTTCCTCGGGGGCTAACATTTCCGTGGTGGCATTCTCAAGGGAGGTCTCACTGGAGGTTTCATTTACAGGACTACTCACTTCAGTGGAGTCCTCCGTCATTGCATCCTGTTGAGGCTCGACTGCGGAATCCGCAGGTTCCAAAACTGGATTTTCTTCTAGGGCTTCAATGCTCATAGTTAAAATTAAAGCTTGGGAAGGTTAGTGAAGGGGCCCTTCACCTCTGGCATAGAGGGGGTCTCCTGACCCGCTGTTACATCCCACTCGGTTACATCTGTTTCTCGCTGAGCGAACCCGTGCAGCTGTGGAAGCCTCCGCAGCCGGGCCAAGCAAGCCTCGTAACCGGCCTGATAGGCCTGCCGCTGGGCGGTCTGGTAGGGATTTTCATTTAAAATTAGCAAGGGCTTGTTGTACTCTTCCAAGAGTTTTAAGCCCTCAACACAAGCCTCTTCTTCTAAAAAGGCTGCCCACATATCTCTGAGGTGGGCTTTGTTTTTCCATTCAGTTAACCGGTCCTTCGGTATGTATTTCATATCACCTCTTCAGTAGGGTCTGCAGCTCCATGGCTGCTTTGGCATCTGCTAGCTGACGTTTTTGCTCGGCCTCTTGGAGGTTGAGCATTAGCTTTTGCTGGTGCTTTTCTAGATCCATCCGCAAACGAATCTGATGCTCCTGAATTTTATTTGACATGGTCGGATCGGCCTGAGGGGCCATGGGCTGTTCTGTGCCCCCTTCTTCGGCGGCTTCGCGACTTAACTTCTCGAGCCGCTTCTGGCCGTTTACTATAAGCTCGGACAGGCGCTGCAGCCGCTGGTTGTAACCAGCCACTCTCCCTTGAATGAAAGGGTCTGCTTGTATGTTCTGTAGGTGCTCTACGGAATGCTCAAACACCTGCATGACTTGGGGTGTTGCCTCTTCCAATAGCATTTTACCCTGCTCGACAGCGGAAAAAATACTTTCAATAAATGGCAGGTGTATATCTAGGTGAACGACGTGCTCCTCATTGACGAATACTGATACCGCGTTGCCCTCGGTAAGGCGGAAGTTCTCAAGCTCGGCTACTTTAGCGGCCTCTGGCTGACGCATATCTTGCTTGGATGGTATGTAACGATCTACCTGGTCGTGCCCCACAATGGATGCGACCTGATCTCGGAATAGATTGTGTCGGCCTTCTTCGTCAAAGGAACCAACCAGCTCGTTTAGCTGCTGAAGGGAAACTGTTCTCCTGGCCTGGCTACCCCCGCCGACAGCACGATTGGCTCGTGTCCTCTCAACATCAATACCAAGGATCGCTTCTATAGGGACTCCGCGCTGGAAGACCCGGACAACAAACTCCTCGAGGGCCGGTTCTCTCACCTCGCTTTGCACTCCTAATACGCAGCGTCGAACGACCTCTTTAAGGTGTCGGTCCCAAGGCTCATAAAAAAGATTTAAGCTAGTGACGGTAAGCTTGCTTGCTGCCTCCAGGTGTGCAGCAATCTCAAACCGCGTCTTGTCCGAGGAACCTGAAAATACAGACTGAGTAGAATATTGACCCGCACGATTATTCATCTGCTGGGAAAGGTCTCCAATGACCGGCATGACTGAGTTACTCAGGTTGGGAACATTCCTCTGTTGAATATTTATGCCTGGAGGAATCAACGAAAAGGGTCCAAAAGACTGGAACCCAAGATTCTCCATAGCATTCTCATCCTCTGGTTGGAGCATCACTCCGCTCGCTAGCATAGCAGCGTCTACCACTTGGGAACGCAACCGATTGCTAACTTGAATATGTGGGAAGATTTTATAACCCAACCCTCTGATACCATGATATGTGGCGTTGGTTCCCAGCCCGTATGGGAAGAAGGTAAAGACCTGCGAGACAGATTCATACCTGCTAGGTGCCTTCATCAGGAACTCCTCGTTGGAGCCATCCTCCAAAGAGATGACGTGGGATACGGAACCGTCGAACTCTTTAATAAAAAAGTGTGCTACGCGAACCTTAGCTGATTTGCCACCAGCGTATAGATCATTGTTTTTGAGTTCAGTCTGCAGTCTCTCCCAGCTATCCGAGTAGTCCGAAGACATTCTAGTCGATGCTTTTAATATAGCTTTTCTGGTTTCCTCTACGTTCCACCCCCGCGCTTTGGCGGCCCCTTCATCCTCTATGAATCTAAATAGTTCAGTGACCAGCATCTCTCTGCAGATAACCGCCACTTCAATGCGGCCTTCTGAAGCCAGGGTTCCCCTTGGGACTAAAACGTCTCCCAAACCAGTTGATCTCCACCGCCAGTCAACTTCATCTTGGAAGTAATTTATACCCACTCCGTGGGTTACAAAGTGGTGACAGAGATTTAAAAAAGTAAAATTGAAGTCTGGCCATTTTCGGATCATTCGAGATAGCTCCTCCGAGAGGATCTTTCCAGATTCGTGGCGTTGTTTGGCATCGCCGTAGGTGGTCTCTACCATGAGTAGCGACTGGACGGAATTTACAAGGTCCACGTATGCAGACATCGCATTTTCTAGCATGGCCTCGGCCTCGCCAAAATTGAGGTTCACTCGGAATGATTGTCCCGTTTCCCTAAGCTTCGCCTCATCATATGGAGGAGTGCCATCGAACATTGCCTGCACGCGAGCGCGATTGACACTGCTGTTCTTGTCGGCTTCCCGAAGTGAGGAAAGCAGAGAAGTCGCAGACTTCACGTCCTTCAACCGAGACTTCGGCGGGTTGCCATCATCTTTATTGAGGTTGACCAGCGGAAGGTCAGTAAGCTCAGAAATACCGTCAGACATTAGTTTTAATTCTATGGTAGCATATGCTCGCGTATTATCAAAATCAATAGTTAAGTAGATTCCGGTCGGAATCAGCCAAGATATCTAACTTCTTCATCTTCGCATTCCAAACAGCCTGCCTATCCTGGCTCGCTTCAAACCGCTCTCCACCAACTAAACCGTGACGTTGCCTGCACAGATCAGTTAGAATAAAGGCGGCGTCCGCAAGATCCGGGGATCGTCCCATTCTTGCCTTGTAATCTATTTTGGACTCTACTTTAACCTTGCCTCCAGATAGTGTTGAGAACTCTCTGGCAACCATTTCTTTAGCTAGATCATCTTGGATGTTTCTGAGCTGAGAAGAACGTAACAGTTCTTTACCGGCGAACCACAACTCTGAAACCCGATTGGAATAACGGTCATAGCCTTTAGTTTTATCACTAGCTGAAACCTTCATGCTGGAGGCTTTACCGGCGAAGTTGACTCTCAGGAACCTGTCTGACCACTCCATAGCTAAGACATCAGCGAAGGGACCCCCCGCCCCAGTTTCATCGACCGCCATGTTCTGGGGAAGGACTCCTCTATTAACACACTCCCTCTTCACTTCTCTAGCCACCTGATGAGTCCTCGGAATTGCTGTGTTGTTGATGTCCTCTTTGATTGAAACATACCCATCTAGTTCTAGAATTCGGACGCCAGCCTCATCACCAAGCCGCCCGAAGTAAAGAATTGATCGGTCACCGCCGTGAGTAAAGGCTGGATCCAAGGCGGCCACCACCGTGGGCTCTGAATCAAAGCGGGCTTTTCGGGTCACACTCCCTTTCACCAGATCTGACTCGGAATATATACCATTGGCCGAACCTTCGGGTGCCCAGAACCCCCTAACCATTCTGTAGAAAAATGCAGAGTCCTCCCCATAGTCTTCCCGTAGCTGTTCGATTTTATCATAGCTATACATCCAGGGATAAATCTGCTTACGCTGGATGTAGTTCTCAGACTTAGTGCCGTCGAGGCGAATGCAAATTCCCCGTGAAGTTTCCCATGAAAAGTCCCCTTCTGTTACAGAATCCCACCCAGCCTTCGGTTTAGCGAAAACACCAAAGGCATCGAAGTGGGACGCGGGGTTGCCGAGACCAACCATTTTAAAGTCCGGGTTAGATGACAGGTTAGAGTATGCCGTAGTGACCACGGCTTCGGACAATTCGGGGAGTTCGTCGGCGACGAGGCGTACACGGGCCTGTTTTATTCCAGCGAGCTTACCGATTGCCTCACGCTCCTTCTTTTTCTCGGCTGGCACCAATACGATACCGGTCGCGGCACTGAAGTTACCTTGGGCATCGAGTCCCTTCAACTGGCCAAGGGAGTCCACCATTTTTCCAGGGAACTTGCCTTTGGGCAAAGCAAAGTAAAGTTCCGAAATGGATTTGAATATTCGCCTCCTCGCCTCTCGCAGAGTAGTTGAGGTAACTAATACCAGGGTATCTGCAGGCCCGGAGAAAAATTCACACAGAGCCCACACCGCAGAGGCATCGCTTTTACCGGATGAGGCGCTACCGGCAACAGCAACATAATCCTCCTCGCTGAACGCTCTCAATATCTCCTCGGCTTCGGGAGACCAAATAAATTCTCGCGATGAGTTACCTGAGTTCCATATTAGGTCAATTGCTTGCTTGAGATGGCCGAACTTGCCTAGACCTCCCTGAGAAACGCTGCGGCCTTGGCGGTATGCGAAAAGCTCAATTGTCTCTGGCAAAGTCCCGTCTGGAAACCGCAAGCCGTATTTTTCAATGGGCACATTATAGTATACCCGCATATGTATTGAAAATGCAACTGCCTAATAGGCTTAAATAAAAGACGATTACTTTCCTGCAAGTAATCCTTGTAAAGCTGCAGGGCCCATTATATATAAGATCTGGATGTATTCAAGTCCCGTACGGGTCGCCAGCTGCAAAAAAGTTGCAGCATTTGTAACTCACTTATTAATAGTAGGTTACAACTACACGTATAATATTACATTGACGTATTTGGTCATATATCATACTATGATAAATGGCAATTATGCGGCCAAAATCGTCACACATCGTCACACCGAAATTAAGAAACCATGCGGAAAAAAACTACCTACCCTATTGTTATTGGAAAAAAACCATTCCACGCAACAGTCTATAAAACCCAATCGAGAGGCAGAGATGTTTATGAGGTAAGATACAAAATTGGAAAAGAAATAAAACGAGTCAGGCGTAATGACCCAACCCGAGCGAGAGCACTTGCTGAAGAAGTCGCATACGATAAGGAGCATGCAGCCAATCGACTCTCGGTAACGGAAGATCAGATATTCAACTGGCAATATTGTGAGCAGCTACTGCGGGAGAAAGGAGGGGGAGCAACCCTACTCCAGGCAGTTGACTCATTTGTGATGGGAATGAAAGATGAAGCCCACCTCGAGCACGCCACCCTCAGCGAAGTTGTGGATAAATACCTCATCACCAAAGAGCAAAACTCTCCTAGGTATTATGAGACCCTTCGGTGGGCACTAGGCCCTCTGGCTAAAAACTTGAGGATGCCACTAGCACTGGTTGGGCCAGCGCACCTCGAAGCACAGCTGGCCCAGACTAGAAACCGGAGAACGAGAAAAAATATCCGCAATTATTACATGGGGCTGTTCAACTGGGCTCGAAAATCGGGCTACCTTACCTACAATGAGCCGCATGCCGCAGAAAAGACCACCGATATAGTATTTAAAAAAGAAGACCCCGGTATTCTCACCCCTTCCGAAATGGAAAGAGTCTTAATGAAGATGGAAGAAGTGGAGCCTCGACTAGTTGCCTGGACAGTCCTAGGGGCTTTTGGAGGTCTGAGATCTGCTGAGCGAGACCGACTGAAGTGGGAAGACCTCAACTGGGAAGAAGAGGCGGTGCCACTCTCAAGCTCTATCACTAAAACTTCGCGGAGGCGAGTAGTTGACATGCCTCCCAACCTTAAGGCCTGGCTGTTAAAGTATAAGAAAGAAAAGGGTAGGATCGCCCCCTTCTCAAAGGTCCACCCAGAACTGAAAAAGGTATTCAAGCTTGCCGGTGTAGGAATGCCGCACAATGCAATGAGACACAGTTTTGCGAGCTACCATCTTTGTAGATTCAAGAATGCTCACCTGACCGCCGAGCTATCTGGACACTCAGTATCAACCTTGCAAAGTGCATACAAGGCTATAACATTTGGGTCTGACGCAGAAAGGTGGTTTAACATTTTACCTCCTGAAAACTCTTAAAAGCATGGCTATAAAAAGAAGTAAAAAATCAATCGGGGGTCTTGGGGACTCGGAAGCAGGTACTGGGGGAGTCGCCAGCGGAAGGCGAAGAATCTCATATATAGAGGACTCCAGTGTCTACACTGCCATTGAAAAAATGGCTGGCGAAGAGTACCTAACCGTATCTGACATCGTCCGAAGGGCTGTGAGAAACTACGTTCAGGACAACCAAAAGAAGGGTTAAGGCCCCTCATCTACTCTCAGGACTACATAGGAGGCGCTGTATTCGTCCACACTTCCCTCCCTAAAGATAGGTTCAAGTGATCCAGAGGGGGTCACCTCGGCCACAGTTTGCAGTTTACCTTTTGACACAATGACAACGTCACCTGGGCGTGGGTCAATACTCACCACCAGTAAATATTGACCCTTCTTGAAGGGCTTCGAGCAAGGGTAGAAACTACTCTCTGAGGCCTTAAAACAAGCTAGGTCCTTCAAGTAGGAAGCGGCCAAACCGTCAGTAGAAACCGTAATGGAATCGCCACTACCACGGTCTCTAACTCCAGGCACTTCACCCAATAACTTTGGACTAGTCGTAGCTAGTTCAGGATGGCTAGAGGATCTCGCCTCCGACAGGATTAGGCTCTCCACTAGGGCAGTCAACGATTTGTTCTTTTGTTTTGCCAGGCTTTGACCAAGCTCCTTTACAGGGCGGTGCAAGCTGAGTGTAACCTTCACGGGGTCTTTGGTTTTGGATCTCATTGGTTTGCATGGGTTTACGAATTCGCACTATATATTGTTTCGTATTAAATAAGGTGTCAACTGTTTTATACGTATTATTGTCTATCAAATACGTAACGCAATTATGTGTATTAAGTATTTGATAGACAATAAATACGGTAATATGATATCTTATGCCAAGACCCAAGACCTTAAAAGACCCATACAAACTGACTCTAAGTATGTCAAAGCATGTCGTAGAGGAAGGTAAGGCCTATGCCGCGAACCAGGGAAGTTCATTATCTCAACTCGTGTCCTCACTCATACTTAAAGCTATTAAGGATCCTGAAAATTTAAGGGGCTTTAAAAAAATGCAAGTAGACCTGCCTGAGGAAGAATATCAAGACCTAGTTCAATTTTGTGTCGAAAATAATTTGGAGGTTGGTGACTTAATAACCAGAGCCACCAGAAAACTGGTAGGAAAATGAAGCGGGAGCTACCAACTCTGCGGACTGCTAGCTCTAGTGAATGGCTTACAAAGCGAGAGCTTAAAGAGACATTTAACCTCACCGAGGGGGGTTTTAGAACGATTCACGAGTCGGGCATGCTACCCTCCTACACTTTCCTGAAAAATGTAGTCAGGTACCGAGTTTCGGAAATGAAAAAAGAATTTGAAACAACGGAGGACTCAGAGAACTGGCTGACAACAACAGAGTTCGCCAAGCTTATACGGGTTCACCCAGACACTATACGTAGAGCCTTGTGTGATAACGAAAACGATCTGCCACACATTCGCATTGGTGGAGTCGTTAGAATTGATAAGGACCTTGCCATAGCCATGGCTAGGAGAAAGTCTTCAATTAGAGGCACATACAAAAGGCAAAACATAGGTCGCCATACTCCCGCCTACAAAGTCCCTTTCACTGAAAGACTCAACTGATGCCAGTAAATAGCCGTCAAGTCGGACACGCTTACGAGCGAGAGCTTCGAAAACGCTTTATTGGGCTGGGTTGGGAAAACTGTCAAACCTCTCGGTTCGCCTCGAAGATGATGGACGATATGGGAGTTGATTTTGTTGAGACTCCCCCGCTCCACGTTCAGGCGAAGCGGACAAAAAATCAGCCTAACTTCAGAAAGGTCCTCGCCCATATGCCGGGCGATGAATCATATAATATCGTATATCATAAGATCCCGAATCAAGGGGAGATAGTGGTCATGTCAGCGTCGGACTTTGAGGAGATTGTTAAAGTGCTCCAGCATGAGAAGATCTGGAAATAGTTCCCGGCGGCTTCTTCCGCGACTCGGCCTTCTTATTATAGCCTTGACCCTGGGGGCTTGTGGTAAGCCAAAAAGAATCACTGCGGAAGAGGCAGACCACTGGGAGCCCGTTACGTTTGCCCAGGAGGAACTATGGTCCCAGAGAGAACGTGACTCCGTCATTTCTGGATTCAACAGCTCCGATGGAGCCTTCTATTGGAGCGTCTGGTTCTATGAGGGGAAAAAGGGCATAGATGTTAGATTCTTCCCGAGGTCAATAGCCTCCCACATTGTTTATGGTAAAATATTTCAGGGCTTCAGTAACATGAACACCATTGGTATCTCAGACCTTTGGGATGACTCACCCACTACGATAGAGAGCCTGTCTCGACATGAGATAGACCACTGGCTTGGGCGGGTCCACAAAAGTGAATTAGAGATAAGACAACTAGAGAGCAGAGGTAGTCTGGTCACAGATTCCATGACCTGGAAGCCGTGGCCGCCCACGACTAAATTTGAACTTAAAAAGAAACCTCAGCCAGACAAGTGAAGACCCTCTTCCCACCACAGCAGGAGAGTCACGATAGCCTACTCTCGGCCCTGCATTCACATGGAGCAGCACTCGATAGCTCTGATACGGGTACCGGTAAGACTCTCAAGGCGGTAGAAATCGCAAGGTCGCTAGGTTGCAACGCATTTGTGGTTTGCCCAAAAGTTGTGGTCCCCTCGTGGCGATCAGCCTTTGAGGAGCAGGGGGTCAACGTCCTTGAGGTTATCAACTATGAAAAGCTCAGGACTGGCAATACCCCTTGGGTAAAAAGAAACCGGCAGTCTATGGAGTGGAGTCTACCAGAAGGATCACTCGTGATTTTCGATGAGGTTCACAAAAGCAAAGGGGTTAAGTCCCTCAACTCAAAGCTGCTGTGCTCCGCAAAAAGCCAGGGGTTTCGCGTACTTATGTTGTCGGCGACGGCAGCCAAAGACCCGCGAGACCTGAAAGCGATTGGATATGCGCTTGGGCTGCATAAGCTCAGAGATTTCTGGGCTTGGGCAAAGCGCTTCGGAGTCACCTTTGATACCTTCGGGTCGGCCCAATTCCCTGATAAATCGAGGGGCAATCTGAAAAAACTAAATGAGCTTATTTACCCAGGTCGAGGGCACCGTCTCACGCGGGAAGATATGGGGGACCACTTCACTCAAACCAGTATTTCAACTGAAGGCCTAGACTTTGGAGACTCTGCAAAAATCGAGAAGCTGTGTGCCGACCTCGAGGATGAACTAGAGGTTCTGGACACGCGAAGAGAGGGAGACGGAGACAAGCCAATCGCTCTGACAAGAATCCTTCGGCTAAGACAGCAGATTGAACTGTTAAAGGTTCCAGACATAGTCGAGATGGTAAACGACGAGGTGGACACCGGAAAGCACGTCGCGGTGTTTGTGAACTTCTCCGACACGCTGGATGCGATAGAGCGGAGAATGAAACTTCCCTTTGTTTTTATTAGGGGAGGACAAAGTTCCGAAGAACGAACTTCAGCCATCGAGCGATTTCAAAGCGATGAGGTGCCGGTAATACTGGCCAACATCGCTGCAGGGGGTGTTGGAGTGAGCCTCCACGACGTAAATGGTAACCACCCTAGAATCTCCCTAATATCACCGACTTACAACGCTGAGGACTGGTCTCAGACCCTGGGCAGAATTGACCGCCTAGGCGGAATGAGTGAATCAGTTCAGCGAGTTTTGGTAGCTGCCAGAACTATTGAGGAGAAGGTTTCCTCCGCAATGATTAAGAAAAGTGAAAATATTAGTTTGCTTCACGAAAAACCCGTATTAAATAGTATTAGTAGCCGTATGCCAACCGAAGAAAAAGCCGTATCATCTGAAATGAAGCACGCTCAATTTGGACCTTCATCTTTGAAGATGTTTCGCAAATGTCCCGGCTACGCCAACCGAGGGGGAACAAACCCAGCAGCAGAGATGGGAACCCGCATACATGACGCGCTCGAGACTGGAGACTGGACAGCGCTCAATGACTATGAAGAGTCGCTCGCTCAGATGTGCTTTAACTGTGTCCAGTCCATCATACGGTCGCATATGTTCGAAGACTGCGACCACTACAACGAGATCCGACTAGAGATGGACCTCGGTGGTGAACTTTCGACATTCGGTACGAGTGACGTACTTTTAGTTAAGGGCAAAGAAGCGGTCAAAATTGATTACAAGACCGGCGTGGGTAAAATTGACCCAGCCGGGCAAAACTTCCAAGCGAAAGCCTACACGCTGGGGGCCTTTCAAAAATTTCCTGAAATACAAACGGTAGACTTTTACTTCGTCATCCCCCGACGGGACGAAGTGCTGCACCACCAGTTCAAGCGCGAGGACACTGCAGAACTGGTGGAAGAAATCCGCAACATCATCCTAGCCGCCAAGGAGACTAGGAAAATGTTCGAGGATCAAGCGCGGGGCAAGACATCGGTGGAGGCACTATTAGCTGTTCTCTCCCCCACTAACCTAGTGTGCAACTATTGTGCTCGCGCTGGTTCTTGCCCCGCAATCATTTCAAAAGCCCTAGAGGTAGCTAAGCACCAAGCCCTAGACGAGTTCGAAGAGCTTGGGCTGAGCGGTGAGGGCTGCGACCTATCCCCAGAGGAACTGGCAAGGCGTAAGAAGTTAGTCCCTATCCTTGAGGAGTTTATACGAAGCACAAATTCTCTGGTTAAAAAATCAATGCTGGAAGACGGGGTCGAAGTGCCTGGCTTCGAGGTTAAGGAAAGAAGTGGCGACCGTAAAATAACCTCGGCTATGGCCGCCTACGGACTAGTTAAAGATCAGGTTCCTTTGGACGAGTTTCTTGAAGAACTGAAAGGAGTGCCGGTCGGAGCGTTCGAGGACCTGATAGCGAAGCACTCAAAGAGAGGTGAGAAGAAAAAGCGCGTCGAGGAGGTTATGAAACAACTCTATGAAAGCGGTGCCGTGCACCACGGAGAGCCGATTAAGCTGATCTCAGCGATTAAATAGCAATGAGGATGAAAAATAAAATTGAACTGTTGAAGCTCAAGCTTCACGCCAAGTGGCTGGGATTTAAACTTTGGGCTCACCTAATGTGGGTGCCGATGGTATTAACCATCCTAGTAGTTTCCTACATTTTACTGCGATACCTAGCGTTTCGAGCCGCACACCCCTCCGCACCCATGTGGACGTTCTTCTTCGGCGCTTAACCATATGCGGACATACTATTTACCTAGCACGGTTGCCGGTGACGCACGAGGCAAACAATAAGAAAAATACAAATATATATATGAGCAAGACGATGACATTTAATGAAATGGAAGATGCTTCCGATAACACTGAAGTAGCGGTAGTTGATTCAGAAAAAGGAAGCTTGGTAGCCACCTCACCCAAACTAAACGTGGGTGTAGAAGGACTATCAGGAGAGTTCACAACCGCTGACATCAAACCACCCCGACTGAACGTCGTGGCTAAAACCTCGGCACTAGTGGATGATGGTTTCCTCCCTGGATCCATTGTGTTTCAGAAGGTAGCCCCTCTCGTAAAAGTAGGCGAGCCTCTATACGTTACCGTAATGGATCTGGCTAAGACCTTTCAGGAAGACGTTGCGTGGGGAGGAGATGATCTCCCAAAGGTTTTCGCGACAGAAGCTGAGGTAATTGCCAATGGTGGTTCTCTGGATTACAAAAGCCAAGCCCGTTACCGCCCGAAGGCAGACTTTCGTCTTTTGGTTGAGGCACCTAAAAAGCTAGGGGAAGAGCATTTGGATCTATTCCCATTTGAGTTCGAAGGCGTTAACTATTCGATGGCCGCCTTGACCGCTTCTAAAAGCTCCTTCAAGCCAGCTGCAGAGCCAGTCCTTCAACAGGCGCTATATCTACGGGGCAAACCTCTCTCTTCTATTCGTTGGTCAATAACATCGACCAAAAAAGAATGGGAAGGAAATGTCTACTACGTTCCTGTCTTCTCCAAAGATAGTAACCACGAAGGTGACGTTATCGATTTCATCGAGTCGATAAAATAACAACCGCTCCAATCCGCACAAGAGGGGTGGTCTCGACATACGAGGCCACCCCATTTTTTGGCGATGTCTATAACCAACGCAAGAACCCGAAATGGAAACAGGGCCTAAAATCGGAAACCAAGTAAGGGAAAGAATTTCAGAAGACTACGGAGAAGACATTTTAATGATGGACGGTTTCGACGAGGCCGTCATTGGAATAATTGAAACTTTTCAGGGAGACCTCTGTGTGACCTATGAGGTGGACAAAGTTCTAGAAATACTCATGGCGCAAGGCATGTCTGGCGAAGAGGCCCGTGAATACTTCTACTTTAATCAAAAGGGAGCCTATCTCGGACCCGGAACTCCACTCTTCCTCGAAGCAGTATGACAAAGACTTACGCAATCGACTTCGAGTCATACTACTCAAACGACTGTTCAATAACCAACGGTCTGGAAAACTATGTCAACCACCCGGACTTCGACTGCTACATGGTCTCAATCTGGGGAGACGAGGACTTCAACTGGGTGGGACACCCAAAGGATGCCCCGTGGGAAGGCATATGCGGACATACGTGGATCAGTCACAACCGGTCCTTCGATGAGGGGCTCTGGAATTTGTTGAGCCACGACTGGGTAAAGCCAGGTATAGGTCCAGCAGATTGGCACTGCTCTGCAGACTGCGCTGCCTACCACGGCTTCCCCCGCTCTCTCAAGGAGTCCTGTAAAGAGGTGTTTTCGGTTGATATATCCAAAGGCACTCGGGACAACATGAAGGGTCTCAATTGGGAAACCATGAGCGAGGACTTCCAAAAGGAGGTTGCTCAGTATGCGCTCGATGATTCGCAGTATTGCTATCTTCTGTGGAAGGAGCTTTCCCCAACATGGCCAGAGTGGGAACGGGAACTTTCCCGAGAAACCACGCGCATGTGCTGGGCTGGCATGCCGATCAACAGTCAAAAGCTCGATGATTCAATTACCCACCTTCACAATGTTATCGCCCAGGCCAGGGATGGCATACCTTGGCATGATGATGACCGAGCGGCGTTAAGTCCTATCGAGTGGGCAAACTGGGTTAGGTCTCGCGACAAGCTGCCACCTGACACTATGGCCAAAGACGATCCGGATACGATCGACTGGGTCGAGGAAAATCCGGAAGAAGGCAAAGTGTTAGAGCTTACCTGGACTCTCAGGGGGGCCAACGCGATGATCAAGAAGTTGCAGTCCATGCAGAGGCGGGTCAGAAAAGATGGCACCCTCCCCTTCGGAATGAAATACTTTGGGGCCAACCTCACCGGCAGAGACTCGGGGGACTCGGGCTTCAACGTACAGAACATGTCGAAAGGCCAGCTGTATGGTGTTGATATGAGGAGCCTCATCGAGGCTAGACCCGGCAACACCCTCCTCATCGCTGATCTGAGTCAGATCGAAGCCAGAGTAATAGCCTGGCTAGCTGGTGATCGGGATCTCCTGAAACTAGCTGAAGAGGGCGTGGACTGGTATGAAGCTGTTGGGAGGGCGATGGGCCTCTACAGTCAAGAAGGGCCCTTGAAAGAGAATGATCCCAACCTAAGGGACACTCTCAAAGCGCTAAGCCTAGGCTGTCAGTTTGCGATGGGTGCAGAGCGATTTGCCTCCGTAGCAGGACTCCCTCTGCATGAGGCGAAGCGGCTCACTCAACTCTACCGGCACCGCAACCCTAAGGTTGTTGCGCTGTGGGGAAAACTGAAGCGAGGCTTTATGGAGTCCTCCAGAGAACCAGACAAAGAGTTCCGCCTGGCACTCCCTTCAGGAAGGTCCATCCCTTACCGCGATGTCTCCACTAAGAATGGAACCAGCGCAATGATGCCCCGAGGGGGTCGGATGATACGCCACAAAGTCTGGCACGGGATACTTGTCGAGAATGCAACTCAGGCTCTTGCCCGAGATGTGTTCATGGACCGTGTCCTCGAACTGCTGAAGGCAGACTTAAAACCGATACTGAGGGTCCACGATGAGGTGGTCTTCGAAGTAGAGGAAAGCAAAGCCGAGGAATTGGCAAAGGTCATACACAAAATTATGACCTCCCCTCCTGAGTGGATCCGATCGCTCCCACTCGGAACAGAAGTAATCAAATCTCCGCACTACACCAAATGACTTATTTCACACTTCAAAATCTCAAAACATCAACAGCTAAAAAACTCAACGGTCATCCCTCACTGATAACAGCCAAACCCCCAACCTTTGCAGACAAACAAGGGTTCCGAGAATGGTGTGCTGACGAAGATACCAAACACTTCTTCTACACACTTGTGGAGGGTACGACCCCTGGCAAAAGGGTTGGTGGAACCAACGAGCCCTTCCGACTGTACGGAGTAGCAGCTGACTACGATGGAGACCTACCCACGACCTATGGTAGTGACTTGGTAGAGCTTATTAAAAAGAAGGCCCCAGGTGGGTGGGCCCCAACATGGGTGTCAAAAACATTCAGTGGCAAAGCCAGAGCCATATGGGAATTCGAGGAGCCACTCATGGTGGACAACGCCGAACTCGCTAAAAAGCTGGTGAAGCTGATCTTTGCGGAAACTAAAGCTATTAAGCTGCTACCAGGCTTCGATGACTGTTCCTATAACCTGAATCAATACTGGGAGTTGGGAACCAGCTGGATGAAAGTATCCGGGCAGACTGTTCCTAAGATTAAAACCGAGACCGTCTTCTTCGAGGCCGCTACTAAAGCTGCGGGGCCGAAGGGTGGTGTTCGAATACCTATGGATACCCTAGCTGAGGAGGTGGAGAAAAGATTCCCCAACCGTTGGAAGGGAACCTTTGATCTTGGGGCCAGAGGGCCACTATTCTGGATAGATGATGGTATAGACCGAATCGGAGCAGTAGTTCAGGAAGGTGGCATGTGGTGTCACTCGACCAGAGCCGGTAAGTCCTTTGTGGGCTGGGAAGAAATCCTTGGAGCCAAGTTCGTAAAAGAGTTCAAAGAGAAACGAATACAGGATGCGGTGGAGGACACCTACTTCGATGGTAAACGATACTGGGTAAAGGATGGCACAGACAACTGGGCAACACTTCAAAAGGAAGACCTCTCAATGCACATGCGGTTGGCGGGGTTCAGCCACAACGCGAGAAAGAAAGGAGACCCAGCCAGCGAAATTGATGAACTACTGTGCTTTATCCAGAGTCACCGTCGAGTCAAAGGTGCGGCTCCTTTTCTTTTCAATTTTGATGAAGTCGCGGTCTACCGAGGCCAGGAATATGTCAACACGGTAAAGCACAAAAGAGCAATGGAACCAGCTGACCATGTCGATGAAGCAAAATGTAAGAACTTGCTGGATTGGTGGTCTACGTGGTTAGACGGCGGGACGAGCTATTTCTTCGGTTGGCTGAAACACTTCTACGAGGGCGCCAGGTCTGGCAACCTCAAGCCAGGTCAAAGCCTGATTTTGGCAGGAGGGGCGGATCAGGGAAAGAGTCTCTTCAGTTGCTTTATTCTGCCGAAGATATTTGGTGGAGGGGCAGACGCGGGAGACTATCTCATGGGGGGCGAGTCCTTCAATGGGGAGCTTCTGGAGAGCGCCGTGTGGCAGATCGATGACAACGTGAGCGCGGCGGACTTCCGCACCCACAAAAGGTTCTCCGAGATGCTCAAGAAAGTGACAGCCACCCCCGCTATCCCCTACCGAGTCATGTATATGAATCCAGTCATGGTTGAGCGCAGGGGCCGGGTTGTGATAACCACCAACACCGACGCCGACTCTCTCGCGGTTCTACCAAACCTGGATGGCACCATCCTAGACAAACTGATGATTCTGAAGCTCAAGGAGGACTACCTCCCCTGGTTCAGAAAACTGAAGAACCTCGACGAGATTGGCAAGGTGATCGAAGAGGAGCTACCTTGGTTCTTGGCTTGGCTGCTGGACTACCGGCCACCTGAGGAGGTAACAAAAGGGGCCAGCCCCCGATATGGGGTTCACCCCTACCACCACAAGGAATTGATGATTGAAGCTGAGGACCTCACACCCGAGATGAGAGACTTGGAACTCCTTGAGCACTGGTGGGCAGCGAACGGTAGTAAAGCATGGGAGGGCACAACTAGCTCTCTGCTAGCCGACCTCAGTCTACACGATGAACTTCGAGGTCTGGTTTCAGGACTCAACCCTCGGGGGTTTGGGAGGACCCTATCCAAACTCGCCAGCAAGAGCCCGTCCATCCACAAGCGGGTTCGAGACGGGAAGTCTATATATGAGATAGACTTTGGCACACAATAACCATAGTTACCAAGCTCGACTGATAAACCATAGAGGAGGGAGTGGATTAACCCACTCCCTTTTTTTGTGTATAAATCGTTGATAACGAGCGTGTTAGGGCGTTGAAGTGGCTTAGTAGGTAAAAACAGACCCCTCGCAACTCTCGTTCCCTAGGCCGTGTTGCGTTTTCACCTCCTGGGCCTGGGCCGAATTGCACCTTCTCTCTAGGGTTAACTTTCTCTTTTTAATAATATAATAATAATATACACTTGGTAGCCCCAAAGCGTTGTGCAGCAACGAGTTAAGGGAGTGGGTTTTCCAAAAAGTAAATCCACTTCAGTGGGACAGTAATCCTCTTATACGGTGGTTAGCCCTAGTTTAATACGTATAGAATAGATTTGGGCCAGGGATTTTTATAAGGAGTGATAATAAGGGGGCGGCCGGTCGGAGGGGGGGCCACCCCCTCCCGTGGTGGTATGGGGGCGGAATGCTGCGCTGTCTACCCTTATGGCCACCAAAGGCCTTATTAACTAACAACCAAAAACAAAATGAAAGAAATCACAGCATATCTCACCCAGCGTCTCAATGAAACCCGCGCCGAACGTGGCCGCTTGAAAGCTCAGGACAAGGACCGTAGGTTCCTATTAGATGTCCACATCTCGAAGGATCGAGTTAACCGCCAAGGCAACTACACCGACACCCGCGAGGGCATTGAGCTACGGAAAGCGGGGGACATCTCCGAGGAAACCCGCGCGGAGTATAGGGTGTTCGCCAAGGCATGGCGCGACTCCTACACCCAGAGTCTAGCTCTCGAGATCGAGTTAGCCACGGCCGCTAAGAAGGCCGCTAAGAAGGCCGCTAAGGCCGAGGTGCCAGCTGCAGCCTAGTCACCTAGCGCGCACGTGGTCCAATCCCCCGTGCGCGCAATGGTGGCTAGGGTGCGCCTGTTGGCTTATCCCCGACTGGCACCCCATCCTAGCGACTACCTAGTTTCTCACCTTAGCGCGTGCTTACCCCACGTTGCCAGCTGAGAGGCCTGACAGGGATCACTCCGTGGAAAGACACGGAGCCCCGCCTGAGACCACAGAAGCGGCTCATCCCCGTGAACGTGCGAGGCAATTAGAATTGATCTTTTCACATTGCCAAAGTTTTCCGTGGAACGTGCGAGGTTGTCTCGTGAGTCCTCAACACGGGCGGGTATGGTTCCCGCTTATAAAATCAATTGAGCGTATAGCAAGCGCAAAAGGCAAGGCAAGCCTAGACTGTAAAACTCACAACCATCTATTCATTCCTACCCTGCGCATGGGTTATGTTCTTCCCTCATGCGATCCATTCCCATGCTGAGCTGATCCATGCGCAGTCTTGAATGAACAGCCAAACCGAAGCGGAGATCTTCGCGGATCTCTTCGCCTATAACCTAGACGGTAAGCCCGTCTTAGACTCTGAGAGACTCTCTCAGGCGTCACAACGCCTATCTGCCCTCCAATGGCAGGCTAGGCGTAAAAGCCTCTCAGCACAACACAGGTGCGAAGGAGGACCCATCAAGGTCTACGCCAGAGACTCCCACATATGCAAGCTCCCTGACAAAGGGAGACGCGCCACTAAGATCAGGAGTGACTGGTCTTGGCTAACTCACGGGTCTTAGACCCGTATTGCACCCCAGTATCTTCGGGGGTCTAGAGGATACCTAACTGGGATTTGTCACACGGTGTGACGATTCGGACCCTATTCGGAGCCACCTATCTCCTCCACCTTGCCACCGATAATCCCTATCTGGACGCTCGGTTTATCGTCCTTCTTATCGAGATCCAGGTTCCTCCGCATTATTTTGTCAGCTATGTCTAGTTCCCGATAGTCTTTCGGAGGCTTGATCTTCGCTTTATCCAAGGATTTCTGGAGCATATTAACCATCAGATCCTGATGTTTCCTCTGCTTGGCCTCCAGTGATGACACAATTTCGCGCATTGAGCCGTTCGGATCGACCCCATTTACTTGGGACCCAAGGGCCTCCATAAGGTCCTCTCCCCTATCAGGATCCTCATCAATGATCTTGTGAGCAGCCTTCATCACCTTACGTACTCGGTGAGGGCTAGGCCAATTCTGTCGGTGTGCTCTCCCCCTGATAGTTCCCTCAGGAACGCCATACTTTTCTTGGAGCTGTCCAGCTGACACTCCACAAACATAAGCCTCGCGAATTGTATCCCACGGGAGATGATCCCATTTATGGTTTGACATACCATATGATAACCGGATATGACCGCATATCAACAAACCAACAAACCAACAAACCAAATATGAGAACAGAGTTCATAGAAGACAGAAACGCTTCCACCTACCTTAAAGTAGTGGGGTCCATCTTTGATGGGTGCCAAGACCTATGTGTCTCCCACTGGGGAGAGTTTAAGAAGACCACCCAGTGGCAGGGAGTAGACTCCCGCTGCGGGGAGGTAACCCACCCCGAACTGGGGGTTGTTGCAACCCTCACTCAGATCCGCCGTCCCAACGGGGTGACAGGTCTGGCGTGGAGATCCACCCACGCAGTCTCACAAGGGTGGGACATATGTGAAGACTACGCCCTCAACGAGCTGGAGCTTGAGGAGCAGGCTCAAGAGGAATACGAAGAACAGCGTCTTCGGATAGAATCTTAATTGCTAACCCAACAAACCAACAACCCAATGACTGAAGTACCAATCGTCGAGGACCTCCTCGAACAAAAGAACTGGACCGGACTAACTCTCCGGGAACTAGCCAAAGCAGGTCGCATTGGTAACCCTGAAGAGAAAGCTAAAGAGGTTGCCATCGCCACCATATCTCTGGCTGCCGAGGCTTTAGCTCCGTCCGTTTCAACGCCAAACGATTACGTGGAGTGTCTTAAAAAAATAGATCAGTTGGCCGACGAGCTAGCTGTTGAACTGAACTCTAATCAATCCAATGTTCATTGTAATTTATACAAAAGATCAAGATCGATCTGATTCAGAATCAGATTGGCGCTGTTTCGAAACATTTGAGGAAGCTCAAGAGGAATACAAATCTCTTCTAGACGACCCTCTAACCTACACCGCCTCTATATGTGGCGTTATAGAATCAACCGACTACACTCCAACCCACATCGCATTCCTTCAGGAGGATCCAGCTTAGATCATATGCGGGTGGCATATTACTAATCTACTGAACACCAACAGACCAACACACCAACAACCCAACCCACAAAATACCATGACTGATATTGTTATCATTATACTAGGAGGTGCGTCCCTGCTTGTCGGCGCAATTACATTCATCAAGACCAGCCGACCCAGACGTGTATCTGCTGCGGCTGAACAGCACGTAAGCAACCTCCCCCCGGGTGAGTTTGTGAAGAGCTACAACCGTATAAGCAGCGAGTGGAGAAAGCATTGCCCGGGAACCCGCGAGCACAAAAGGCTTCGCCAACAGCTCGAGGTTTACCACCTTGAGGGAACCCAACGCTACCTCAATTCTATTAAGTAAATCATACGCGGATATATTATGGAAGACTACATCTACGACCTAGACACCCACGCTCTGCTTATGCGCGACGGTTCTCCTGTTGCTAAGTTGAGCGCTCAAGTCACCGCCAGCACCGCCTACAAGCTAGCCGATCGGCTCAATGGCATAGCTCAGCTTGAGCTAGAGAGTCAGCTGGTGCAGCAGCACAACAAGAGCGTGCTACTCGAGGCGCGGATAAAGGAAATGGAGAGCTACTCCAGAGGGCTAGCAGCCGAGGTAAATCAACTCTCTGACAAAAACTATGACTGAGCCAACAGCGGCAAATGGCAACACACCAATGAACCAACAAACCAACCACTAGAAATACCAACCATGATTAATGAAAATGCAATCGCACTGAACGTGTCCTTCCACCGCTACGCACCAACCATGCAAGCGAAAGAGGTGGGTAAGATCATTGGCCAAGCCCAAGGTATCGACAGCCGAGTCACCAAAGGTGTCTATGATCTGATCCCCAAGGAATACACCGAGCCCCTCCGCAAAGCGGAGAGTGAGGCAAGAAAGATCTTTGACCAAGACAGCCCACGCTGCCTGGTCATCCGGATCGGGCCACACACAGTGCTACCCACAGCCGTCATGTTTAAGTTCCAAGAAGAGTGGCAGAAGATCTCCAGCGAGTGGTCCGCCTTCAAGCAAGACTTCGTTAACAGGTATGAGGGAGAAATCCTCCCCTGTTCACAGGACAGGTTCCGGAGTATCAGCACTGGGTCGCTGGTTGTTCCCAAGAACCGCTGGTTGGATACCAAGGAGAAGGTAGCTCACCGGATCCGAGTTGACTACCACCAGTATCCATTCCCTGATCCAGCCAACGTCCAGAACTTGAAACACCTCAATGACCAGTTCAAGTCAACCATGCAGGAGTCAGCCCGTGAGTACATCGAAGGGGCCACCGTCGAAGCTCAGGGCCAGCTTAGAAAGCGTCTCGGAAAGGTGCTGAAGAACTTCACCTCGAAGATGAAGTCCTACGAGGAGGGGCCAGTGGGTAAGAAGATGTATAGCTCGATCGTCGATAACATCGGCGAAGTGGTGGGCTTGATACCCAAGATGATGGTCGCCCCAGATGAAGAGCTTCTCGAGCTGTGTGCCGAAGCTGAGAGGGTTTCAGCCTGGGACGTTGAAGTCCTCAAGGAATCCCCCGAGGCCAGGAAGGAGGCGGCACTGACTGCCAACTCGATCTTGTCAACCATGGCGCTTTGATTCGCCGCGCCAGCATATGCGGTTCCCCTACCACATATGCTGGCAGGGCGGGACAATCCCGTGTTAACAACAAACCAACTAACCAATGAGAGATAAACAAACCATTACACCAAACGATATTCCAGAAGTTCTGGAGATGCACCACGAGCAACAATTCAGTGGAGTGTCAACCATCGTACCACTTCTCGAGGGGGATGCAGGGCTAGGCAAATCGTTCCTGATCAAAAAGTATGCTGATGACCACAGCCTACAATATTGGGACTGCCGCTTGGCGAACCAGCTCCCGAGTGACATTCGGCTTCCCTACTTCGACAAGGAGGAGGGCAAAGCGTGTTACGCAGTAACCGAAGAGCTTCCCTGTCACCTCACCGACGGGCAGCATTTGGTGCACCTCGATGAAGCCCTACAGTGTCCACCAGCGATGCAGAAGATCAAAATGCAGATCACCCATGACAGGTCTGTGGGCAATAAAAAGCTACCAGAACAGACCTTTATTGTGGCAGCGGGTAATGGCGCAGGGACACGGTCGCATGCTGAACGCTTTGGTATAGCTCAAGCCAACCGCTTCTGTTGGTATTATGTCCTCCCCGATATGGCAGGATACAAGCGTATGCTGGAGGAGTCGGGTAGTTACCCCATGCTTCTGGCATTCCTTGAGTCGAACCACGTCGCCTATGATTTCGACCCCGATAAGTTCGATGGACAGAGTAATGTGCCGACGTTCCGTTCTTTGCAAGAGGCTGGCAACGTCATCAACTACCAGATGCAGAAGAGTTCTGCTGGGGACCTTAGCCTCGGTCGAGTAGCCTCAGCCGCTATCCAGGGTTGCATCGGAGCCAAGGCTGCGGCAGCGCTCGATGAATTCATCAAGATCTATAACAGCGTGGGGTCAATCGACAACCTCCTGGCGGATCCAGATGGGTGCGATATCCCTGAGGATCGCACACTCAAGATGATCATCTCCTGTAAGCTAGCTGGCCGCGCCGACGATGAGAATCTCGAGTCAGTTATCCGGGTCACTGAAAGGCTTGGGGACAGTGGATTCAATTCCCACTACGCCGCCTTCGTCGCCAAGACAATCGCTGTCCAGAGCCCAAGCCTGTTGAATAACAAGTACTTTCAAAGGCTTGCAGCTTCAGTACTTGCTTCGGCTACTGCCTCAATCAACTAACCAACACATCAACATATGAGTTATTCGGAAGATAAATTCTTTAACGACATCAGCCAGGCTCTCAACATTGTTGCTCTACACAGTGGACTCAATGTGTTCCTCGGAGCCCTCGACAGCCTCAAGTATGAGCTGTCCACAGAGCGCGGGGACACGGCCTGCACCGACGCTTACACGGTGTGGGTAAACCCTAATTACTGGGTCAAGCTAAGCATGCCGCAAAAGCTCGGGCTGTTACTCCATGAGATGTTCCACCCATTCCTACTTCACCTGAAGCGGTTTCGTGGAGATGGCATGGACATGCAAGTGGCCAACATCGCCTGTGACTATGTCATTAATGACATTCTCCTAACCATCAAGAGGCAGTACGGTATTATTGAACTGCCACCAGGTGGGCTCGATGCAGGGGGTAAGTTCTCTGATGAGAGTGAGGAGAGGATCTACAACCTACTCATGCAGGAGAAGCAAGCTGATCCTGAGGGTTTCGAAGAACAGTATGGGGACGGCAACGGCCCCGGCGGATTCGAAGCTGATGAGTCAGTTGCTGGTGAAGGCGAAGGCGAAGGCGAAGGTGATGAGTCAGTCGCTGGTGAAGGTGAAGATAAGTGGGAGAGAATATCCCACCAAGCAACACAGATGGCTAAGCTGAAGGGAGACTTCCCTGGTGGACTGCTTGAGAAGATCTCCCCTTCTGAATCTGTCCTTGACTGGAAGGCGATCCTATCTCAATTCGTCCGCGACCTCACAGTTAGCGAAGTCTCCGAGGATCAGTTCGACCGCCGCTTTCTGGAGGATGGTCTCTACCTCGAGTCCTTCTTGTCGCCCTCGGTTGATGGTCTAGTGTTTGTCAAAGACACCTCGGGGTCCATGTGTGGGGATCTCCTCAATCAGATGATTGGAGAGATTCAACAGGCGATGGACGATGTCAACATCAAGCGACTCTGGGTGCTCGACGTAGACACCGAGGTTGCTAATGCTGAGGAGTTCTCCTCTGGTAGCGAAGTTCCGCTTAAAGCAAAGGGTCGAGGGGGCACTGACTTCCGCCCTGCCTTCGACTGGGTGGACAACAACTTCCCTCAGTGCTCGGCGATCATCTACTTCACTGACGGGTATGGCACCTTCCCCAAGTCTTCTAACTACCCAACCCTATGGGTCAACTTCGGACGTTCGGAGTACCCATTCGGACAGGTGTTAGACATGCGGGAGGTGGCTGCATGAAAGACCCTCGACTAACTAAACAGTGGCTAATTGAATTGGTTTTAAGCTGCATTAAAGAGCCGCCCCGAACTGGTGTGTTTGATCTTGATATTCAGTTTATTACAGCCAGGCCACATTCCTGCTCCACACCTTGCTACTACTTGCTATACCACTGGAACCGGACCTGTGGGGATGGGAGCAAGACAGCTTCTCTTGCCTATCGGCGCGGTCTTATATCCAGTTCGATGCCACATGTTTGGAGAGTCCATGAGGACCTACAACATGTCTGCGCCAAATCACCTAGAGCCCTGGCGTGGGCCATTAAACAAACCATAACATTAATAGGAGATGACAAACATAATTGAACAAGACCTCGCACTATCTGCCATGATTATAACGGAGACATGGGCTTTGGGCCATGATGGTAGAACAGGGTTAGAAGAGTTCCGCGAATTCATGGATACAATGCAAGAGCAGAAAGGTATATGGGCATGTCGATTGTTCATACTCGACGAGCTAGCGGTAGCAATGGAAGAGATGTGGAACGATATGGAACAGGACGCTCGAGATGAAATGGGCTGTTACGATTTTGAATACTGCCCTTACTGGCTAGCCTTTGTCTTCCCAACCCTAAGGAATAAATGGGACACCAACACACCAACACACCAATGAACCAATACTACATCACCTACCAACGCGGTCGAAACAACTACCGCACACTACCTGTATACAAAAGCCATGAAGAAATTCTGGAGGCCATCTCCTCTGGAGAGTTCTTTGTGGGATGCCACGTCACAGACTTTGTCTGCATGGAGGTAAGCCCTGTTAGGGTAGCCCTACTCAAGCTGTATAAACAACTCGACGCGGCTCCCCCCTTCCTCGCTCCCATAGCGGGTTGGCTTATGCCCCGCATCACAAACCTGATTATGTCCAAGGAACCTATGCCTGACCATGAGATCAAGCCGCGTTCTTCTGACATCCAGGAAGTAAACCCAACAGAGTTCTTGGACTAGCAGTCCAAACAAAATTTGATCCACCCATATGCGGATTGCGTATGGGTGGATCGACTAACCGAACAACAACCATGAAGAAACCTAAATACAAAGAAATCCGATATGAGTACATAGACGAGAACGGAGTGGTCCACCTTGATGGGTGGCAGACCAACGACGAAAACGAAACCGGAACCGTTGTCGCGTGGCTCTTCAACGGAAAGCCTTACTTCCGAGATACTGATGATCAATTTCTTGAAGAAGTGAAAGCCGCTATTGCCGAGGCACAAACCCTAACCAACAACTAGAAATAAATTATGTACCCAAAACTAATAACAATAGAGTTCCGAAACGAAGAACAGAAGCCAGGCGACGGCCTTCATATAAACATCCACTGGTTCGAGATCTTCTGGAGTGAAGATGCCTCGATGAACTACATGGAGATCGCGTCAGATTCCGATGAGCATGGTGACTACATCTGGGAAGAAGTCAGATACGGAGACGGAGACTGCTACTCATTCCGAGGCGAGACCTACGACTTCATGGCGATTCGCCCTATCGATACAGATGAGATAGTCGAAGTGGTCCGCGCACTCTGGGAGATGGTAAAAGACACTCACGATCTAGAGAACATCTACCTCGACAGTGAAAAGAAGAGCTTCCCGAACAAGAAGGTAGCGGAGGTTATCTCTACTCTGAGTGGTGCTATCTAAGCACTAAACAAAATTTGATTCACCCATATGCGGATTGCGTATGGGTGAATCGACTAACCAACTAACCAAACAAATCGAAATGAAAGTGCGGGTATATTACAACCTCCACCGTCAATGTCTCTCCGTCCAAACCCAAAGCCCTAAGGGGTGGCGTGTTTGGAAGTATATGCCTGAAGCCCACCTCGATAACGTCGCCTTTAAAGTCAGCGAAGCTGGTAGGCAAAGGGTCTTGCGAGAGGGTCGGAAGAATGTCCATGCATACATCATAGGAGATCTTGTCGAGACACCCCTCACCGCAGGTGCAGCTGTCACCTACGACCCATATAAGTTCTCGTCCTTTGTTCTAAAGGATACCGAAGTTCCTATCCACAGAGCTGAAAGGCTCTCCATCGTCGGGAAGACAATCACGATTAAATAACCAACAAACCAACAAACCAACACACCAATGAACAAACAAACCAACACACCAAAGAAATCAAAACCACAACCAAAGAGTTGGGACGATCAGCCTGAGGAAATAGAGGGACTACCTATCTTGTTCTCCTTCCATAGAGGAAAGGGGGTGAGTGTAGAGGCTCGACGGGACAACCTCGGAAGATACTACGTCACCGTAGGTTCACTGTTCCGTAGTGAGACTCGACATTTCGATGACCTCGACGAGTTCTTCGCAGCACTCAAGGCTAACTGTTTCTCCTGAACCCTTAGCCACGGGTCCTGAGTCCTAACCAACTAACCAACAAACCATGCAGTCGTTTACGATAGAAACACCCGATGGTATCGGGGAAGCAACAAAGGAAGGGCAAGATCACCCTTGGGAAGTTAACCTCCCGTCCACCTCATTCAAGTTTTTCGGGTCTGTCTCGCAGGTGACTGCTGAGATCAAGAAGACTCTAAAAATCTTGGAGCAAGAGGAACTCTTAAACACTAACCAACACACCAATGAAGAAGAAACCTAATATCGAAGAAAAAACTTTCACTGTTACATTCCACGATTGGTTCCAAGCAGAAACAGAGGATGAAGCCTTTGATAAAATACTTGAATACCTAAGGAATTGCGTGGTGAACAAAGACCTAACTGGTTTTGGTATCGAAGAAAAAGATGACTATACTTACCGCCCCGAAGAGCGCCACTGGGTTACTTTCTCTGACGGCGGTCGCGACAGTTTAATAGGATAACCCCGAACTGTATTTTTAATCATGGCAAATATCATAAGCAAAACAGGTCGAATCCACGGTCGAGGCTCGATGCCTTACCGCTGGGTTTCCGGACTGACCAACGAGGAACGAGCCGCCGTTGTGGACGGGGAGCTAGTCCTGATTCCTGACGATCACCCACGCTCTGGGTGCGACTACAAACAGGTGACCCATCACTCTCCCTCTGGGCGTTTTAGTCACCGCAATTACAGACCCTAACCAACACACCAATGAACCAACAAACAAACCAACTACTACTATGGCAACCAATCTAGATAAGCCTGTCACTCGCAGAGTGCCTGAGATTACAAACGACAAGGGCCGCGCACTGGAAGCTACGCTTACCCCGGAGGACGGGGGCAGCATAGCTCTTCGATGGGTGGGCCTTCGTCGCGAACCAAGTACGTTTCGACTGAAGGATCTGGCGGAACGCGCAGATGTAAATAGCTCGTGCGTCGTTACCACAAAGCAAACAACTAAGCGGCGTAAGGCATCCGGTGATCCAAACATTGATCGGACTGAATGGATTCGATACGAGGAGATCCTAACCAAAGTCCATATCACACCTATGGATTTAGTAGAGCGAGAGCGAATCGTCTCCGTGATACTAGGAATCCGTGAGCACTGGGAAGATTTAAACTCTTACTCATAACCAACACACCAACATATGATAACCAAAGAAAGAGAAACCAATGTCGAATTCCTGACCCGGGTCTGCGAGTTCAGCAAAGCAGGGGCCGTCGGGCAGCTATTCGCGATCGAAGCCATCTACCAAGTAGCGGAGGAAGTCTCCTCCATTCCGCTCGAGGATTACCTAGACGGGATAAAGGAGGGAACAGTAGAGAACCCACCCATGCACGCTCGGGCCTGGTGGAGAGCAGCATCAGACTGGAAGACAGAGATAGAGAAAAAATACAACTAACCAACTAACCAATGGAACAAGAAGTCAGAATTAAAATGGATATCAGCATCACTATTGATGCGAAATACGATGCAAAGGAATTGGAGGACATCATTCGGAGAGGTGCTTTAAAAGCCTTCCCGAACAACAGTTCATACATTCATGCACTAAAGTACGCAGAGGAAGCAGACATCTACTCTACTTCCGATGGGGAGATACGCTGGAGTGTTTTGTTCAAAGCACTCGAGCACTCCGAGGAAGCTAATCGAGAGGAGCTTAATACTCAGACCAAAAAATAGTGCCCTTAACATATGCGGTCATATGACACCGCAACCAACCTAACCCTAACAGAAATGTATTATGATAAAACAAGAACAAACCAACACCGAAACAAATGTGTTTCGAGCATTAGCGACGGCATACTTGTCGAGCCTTGAGAGAGGAGTCGTTAACCAAGATGTCGCCAACACAGCGAAGCTCTTGTTCAAAGGGCTAGACCCTACCCTGTCACCTAAGAAGCTTCTGTATACAGTCGGAGTATCCTACATGGGCGGAACCCAAAACTCTGTCAAGACGGCCAAGGGAGAGAAAATCGGAGTGATGACCTACATTATGTATCTGCTCTCAGGCAAAATGTCTGGCGTTCAGATGTGTAAGTTCGCCAGTGAGGGCTGCCTAGCAGCCTGCTTGAACCTGTCCGGTCAAGCACTGATCGGATACCACTCGGTCGGACTCAGCAATCATTGCCTGATACCCAGGCTAATAAGGACTTGGCTCGTCGCATGGAACCGGCCTATCGCCGAGAAGATCATCGAGCATGAAATGTTGTTGGCGAAGAAGAGAGCAGCCAAGGCAGACATGACATACGCGGTACGTCTCAACGGGACCAGCGATCTCTGGTGGGGATCACTTATCAAGCGTCACCCTGATATTCAATTCTACGATTACACGAAGTCGCCTTTCAATATGCGGCTTAGTGATAAGCTAGATAACTACCACATCACATTCAGTTATGCTGGTCCCGACAACGTCGAGCACTGCGCCGAAGCGTTGAGTCGGGGTCACAACATCGCAATACCCGTGGTAAAAGGTGACATCGACAGGCTCCTGGAAGCGGGTCGCGGTTACACCCTCGACGAAAGTGATGCGCGGTTTCTTGATGGGGATGAGATCCGCTTCGGTCTCCTTACTGTGAAGAACACCCCCGGAACCCAGGAGGGAATAGACAAGGGCTTCCTCCTCGATGAGCACGGGTTCAATCGCCTTGAGCAGATACTGCACCCCGAACTCGAACCGACGTTACTCGCTGCATAACCAACTTACCAACTTACCAACTTACCAACTTACCAACTTACCAACTTACCAACTTACCAACTATGAAAGCTGAAGAACTTATCTCTAACTATGTTGAAAACCCCCACTTTGTGGGATCCTCTACCCGCTATAGAGCGGCGGCAGGTGCCCTTTGGCTCAAAACCGAGTCTCGAGAAACCAATTGTAAAACCTATCTACCTCTCCTCATCAACCGTGGGGCATACGATGTTAGGCTCGACTGGCTACAGGGTAGGGAGCATGCATTCGATTTTTGGCGGTCTGTGGAAAAGAGGCAGATAAACGCATACGGGGGCCTACCTAGGCCTCGCGTAAAAATCAAAAATCTCCCCGGCACCTGGAGCCCACCACATCCTAATGCGAGTGTTCTAAACACGCTGCTATCAGGCCAACACGAGGGGCTGCGTTGGAAGGACTTGTTCGTTGATCTTTTCTCAGATGGAGTTTACTCGGAAGATAAGGCCCAGGAAAAAGCAGATGCTGCTGCTTGCTATCTTTCCTTTATAGACACATCGCAGAGAATAGCTTTTAACGACTTAAGAAGTCACGTCCTCTCAGTCAGTGGAACACTTAGCGCCGACCCCGACTCCGATTGGGGCGACTTTGCTAACCTCGCCTACCACGCTTCATCAACCGGCACGCTTTGTCACTGCCCTTTCCCTAGGCGCGATATGTCTCAGGCATTGATCCCTTACAATGAGGTCAGTAGGCGCTGCACCTGGCCCGAGCTGGATGAGTTCATAAAGCATAATCCTCTTTACGCTAAGGTCACCCAAGGCACCCCCCAAGGAAAACATTCGTGCGGCTCCTTTAGCGTAGACCTCGCTGGCATACCTACTGGCTGGGAAACTACCCTATCTGTAACACTTCGCCATGCGGATAAAGGCTTCACCAGGCTGGAAACTTGGAAGCATTATTACCCACTAATCCAACAGGCAATGGCTGAGATAAGAATGCCCCTGCCATTCCCTCGTGGAGAGGATCCAGCCTTCTGGGATAAGACATCTTTCGCCCAACAAATATACTTGCAACTCCTAAGATACTAACGTATAAAAATTAGACCGCATATGACCGCATATGATTTAGAAATCACCGAAGACCTCGCCTCAGAGCTTCTCGGTATGGCCGAGGGACTCGGGTTCGACCAAGACGGCCCCTCTCCTGAAGGCTCTATCGTCTCCCTGCTTCAAGCCTTGTCTCAAATTGAGCCCGACGCCTTGGAAGCAATCTTAAAATCTTACGAACTTTTACCATGAGCAAAGAACCATACTACCAAAGAAATTGTGAAGAGCTTGGAGAAGCTCACTCAACTGAGATTATAGAAGTATATATCGACGAAGACGCAAAACCATACGCTCAAACAGAGGTGGCATTCCTCGTGTGTTACCCGGCTAAAGCTAAGGTCTTATGTGATAAGTGTGGGCAAGTAGACTTGATAGACCACATCCACTCCGAGCTAAAAGAACCTGAGAAGAATGAGTAGGATCATCATTCCCATTGGTCCCCCCTTATCTGGCAAGTCAACTTTTGCCAAGCACCTACCCGGTAACCCGAAGGTGCTATCTTTTGCTGAGCCGATCTACAGAATGCTTGGCGAAGTTGTGGGTCATACCAAGATCAATTACTTAAGAGACACAAACCACAAAGAGGCAGGTCTCTCTGAACTTGGAGGAGTATCCCTACGATATGCCCTACAGACTCTGGGAACTGACTGGGGAAGAAATATGATCTGGCCCGACATCTGGGTAGACCGCTTGTTCAGAGAGGCTGAGGCCTTCGATGTAGTAGTTATCGACGATCTCAGATTCCCTAATGAATACCGCGAGGCGAAGGAGAGAGGCGGTGTGTTTGTGTCGATGAAGTATGAGGCTTCGGCTCCTCAAGGGGAGCACCTTCACGAATCAGAAAAGCATCACGATCAGTTTGACACCGACTACACCCTCTCATGGGAAACAAGGGAGGAACTTATAGAACTGTCCAAGAATTTTTGTCAGCACTTGTCTGACCAAGGTGGGTAATCCGTGAGTGCTCACAAGGTCCGGGACTAACATAGCCCCGATTTCGAAACTGCCGCCGCGCCAGTTTGGCCAACCACGGAGCGCGGCACTTTTACACCAACCCACTAACATGAATAAGAAAAAGTTATCCCTTTCAAACACCCTATTGGAATTCCTTTCCGACGGTAAGAAGAGGCACATCAATGAGATTGTAGAGGAGGTTGCCTGGCCAACCACAACAAACCTTTCGAAGACTTTAACTGAGCTGAAGTCTCAGCTTCTACTCGACCGAGACCCTAGAAGATTAAGAAGAAAGAAGCTGGGGAACAATAACAAAGGAACCATCTGGTGGCTGGAAACACCACATTAATATTCCGGTAGTCCCGGTAATAAACCAACAAACAAACTATGGACAAGAACACAAAAGCTAAGCTCAACCAACATGGTTTGAGCAAAGTAAACCAACCGAAGAGGACACCTAAACACCCAAAAAAAAGCCACGTCGTGCTGGCATCAGAAGGGGGTAAACAAAAACTAATCCGCTTCGGGGAGCAAGGAGCTAAGACTGCTGGCGCACCCAAAGCTGGGGAGTCGAAAGCAATGAAGCAAAAGCGAGCCTCGTTCAAAGCCAGGCACGCTGCCAATATCAAAAAGGGCAAGATGAGTGCGGCTTATTGGGCGGATAAGGTGAAGTGGTAGCCCTCCTGTTTTCAAAAACCCCCTGTTTTCCCCAGCGGGAAATCGCCCCGTGGAGGAAAACTTTTAAAGAGAGTAGCAGTCGCTGCCCTCTCCTAAACTCTTACGTGTTTTAAAAATGCTTAGAAAAATACTAACTGTCGTGACAGCTTTACTAGTATGTAGTGGCCCTACCCAAGTTAGGTCTCAAGGTCTGTTCGGAATCCCCATGGGTAACTCTGCGATCGTTTCGAGGGCGTCTACCTGGGAGGGGCGTTTCTACCGCAAAGGGCAGTCGCTCCAGTGTGCCAACTGGGTGGGAGAAGTGGTGACGAGTGCAGGACTCGGAGTACCCCAGTATCATAGCCTTGCCAGGAACTGGTTGAAGTGGGGCAAACCCGTAGGCCTCAACCATATGCGCCCCGGCGATGTTATAGTACAGTGGAGAGGATCCCGCTCAGGGACTTCAGGCCATATCCTAATTTATGTTGGGGGTGGCGAGTGTCTGCACCGACCGACCTACAGTAAAGCGGTAGCTAGGGTTTCAATTGATAGCTACAAGAGTCGGATATTGGGGATAAGAAGGGCGACAACAGGCAACTAACTACAGGTCATCGAACCGCGTGTAGGCTTCCACATCCTCGTAGTATTCCGCTAGATCATCATACCGAGAGTCCCCAACGAAAGCACTTTGCCTCGCCCCTTCCCTAAGAGAGGAATTACTCGGTATCCATCGAGGCGCAACGCCAGCAATGATTGATTGCTTAATGTTTTTATTTAGGGATTTGGACTTCATAAATATCCCGTCAATGGCTGCGCTGTCTCGGGTCAAGAGACGAGCAGCCTGAAGATCCAGTGAGATCTCTTTTAACATTCTAGCTCGTTCCTGGTTAGCCTTAATGTAGGCCTTCCTCATTTCCCCTTTGTCCAGAGTTGACCTAGACCGATACAGTCGGCGGTAGTCTGACTCTGCTTGAGAAATACCGCTATTCCATTTGCTAAGGTTTTTCTCAAACCTGTAAGCGATGTCAGTAATATTAATTTTAGTTCCCATTAGATTCGCAGCAATTTCATCTGACGCTGACATCCTAGTCCCATTAACAATGGGAGAACTAAAGCTTTTACTTATTTTGATTCCGTCTTTGATGGTGCCGGGAGTTAAAGCAGAGAGAAGGTTTCCACCAACACTGCTGATAGAATTCCAGAAAGGGTTTTTATCTACTTGTCCCTGTAGGCTTTCGGCTTCTCCTCTAGATTTATTGATGGCATCAATCCAAATCTGCTCTGTTAAGTAAGGTGTAGCTAGGTTAATTGCAGATCTTTGAACCCTCTCATTGAATCCTCTAGCATCGAACGCAAAGGGGTTTGCCACGAGCCTGATAGGGTCATAGATAGCTGCAAACGGCCGCATGTAACTGGTATCCACCCAAGAGATTTCATCGTTACCCTTTCTTCCCAACAAGGCGAAGGATCCATCTTTGTAATAAGATGACACGAATCGACGCATAGCATCAATCGTATCTGAGTCATTCCTCTTTAGGCCGCCCTCTTCTTTATCTTCATCTTCCTCTTCCAAGCCCTCTCCCCCCAACAATTGAGAGACTAACGGAGCCGCAAACTGCATTATTACGGATAACGCCGAAGCCCCAAAGGTAGCAACAACACTTTGTCCGAGGGCCCTCTTAACTCCCATCACCCTAGTCTCAGGCACTTTCATTTCATTGTAGGCCAAAATTGGGTTTGCCACAGCAATCTTAGCGATCTCGGCCCGGAAAGAAATAAAGGGTGCCGCCCATGCAGTTATACCAAGACGCTTGGCCTGATTAATAAAGTCCACCAGGTTGTTATACACCGGCATGGAAGCCCGCGTCTTGTTAGCTGCGACTCGTTTAAGGGTAATAACGGCAGCCTCTTTTGCCCGATCATTCGCCACTAGGCTCTTGGTATCTGGAGTCGTTGGGGGATAGACCTCAAGTATCCTTTCAGCCTGTGCCTGGCTCATGTTATCCATCGCTGCCCTCGTTTGTTCGGGGGAACGATTATACCCAACTCCCCCGACAAATGCCTTAACATGGTTGTCCAAGCTGGCTTCAAACGATATAATCTTCCAGAAGTTATCTCCAGCTTGGTAAAGCTGCTTAGCTCTGTTATCTTGTTTCCCTAGGTAATTTATTATGGCTTGGGGAACGGGCCCGGACATAGGCAGATAATCAGAAACATATCCTCTAGACTTGGCCGACCTCTCTTCGAATTCCTTCGCGATATTAGTGTTGACCTCATTGTCGTTAATGCCCAGCTCTTCATACTCTCGCATAAACTTTCGGTATTCTTCATCATACCTAGACTGGTTATTAGTGGCCCTCGCTAAGTTACTACCAGTGCGACGAATAAGCTGATTAGCAGCACTAAAAACTTGACCCGAACTTAACAAGAATAGTGGGTTACCAAAGAAGTTTCGAACATGAGTCCTAAGTCTTCGGGCAGTCAGATTAGCCATTGTCTGGGCAGCAACCCACATTACTGTGGACTGGAAGCGCCCCAAGTCAGTAGGCTGCATTTCCTCAAACGCCTGCTTAATTTCGGGTAGGACATAGTAACCCTGAAGAGCGCCATAGGTTGAATCCGCTAAAGTTTTCCTATCTCCTCCCAACTTTTGCAGGCCCTCCTCCATTCCTAACTTCTCGTCCTTGGTAATCACTACCACTTCCTTAGTGTTTGAATCTTTGAGAGTGGTCTCTACGTCCTTAAAAAACTTTTGATTAGCCACCAAAGAATTGAGTGCGACAAGCGTACGGGTAGCGTTGAATAAATTATCATCATACTGACCCATTCCAGTTCGAAGTCCCTCGGGGATATCTTTTCTTTCTTGAAGGACACCCAGATTCACCAAGCCCATCCCCCCTTCCAGGGTCATTGAATCAACGGAATTTAGGAAACCGGCTAGCTTAAGGAGCACAGCTTTCTCTTTTACATTTGCCTCGGCCTTTTTCTTAAGTTCCGCATCGCTTAACACTACCCCTTTCTTATCCGCTATCGCCTTGGTTTTCTCAACCTGCTCCGCTATCATATCCCCTCGAATCTGATCTCGAGCTTCCCTCACTCGGCGACGAGCTTCAGGGTCCAGACTCTGCAACCATTTTCTGTATCCGATCTGGTCATGTATCTCGTAGGAGCGCATCAGATAGATGCCTCGGTTGTTCTGTATTTTAGTCCTAAGGTCCACAAGGGACTCGTGTTCCAAAGTTCCAGAGTTAATTAAAGCGTCAGACAGGGTATCTATGGCTTTTCTTAACGACTCAACCGCTACGTAAAGCTCCTCGCTTCGTTCCCTTAGCTCCCTCGCTGCCGGGTCCCTTACTTGCTGCCTATACACAGGAACTGCCTGGGCGTAGAGGTTATTGAGGTCTCTCTGATAAAGTTTATCAATTTCATCCCAGCCCTTTGTCCATTCCTCTTTGGTTCTTGCCTTCTCCTTTAGGTATTTTTCAGGGTCCTGCTTCTTAAGCTTTGCTTTTAAGCGGTTTACTTCTGCGCGTCGGGCAGATTTCGCCGTCTTCTCGAGGGCTTTTCTGTCTTCTATAAGGTCTTGGTATGCGCCCGGGACTCCTGTATTTAGGACCACGTCATCGTCAGTACTTCCCAAAACAATATTGATCAGTTTTAGTTCATCCTCTGTAGGATTTTTTCCAAAGGTTTCATCCATTAGGCTAAGCACTCTATTCCCGTGGAACTCTGCATCCTTGTTCCCCGCTTTAAGTTCGCCTTCTAACTCCAGTTTAAGGGGAGCTATTTTTCTACCAAATTTACCCGCTGTTCCGAACGCCCTTCGGAATCGGTTAGGTTCAATACCTGCCGCTATGAGTCCATCCCTGTTGTAGGACTCCCGAGTTAATGCCACAGCTAAGTCAGGATCATCGCGAAGTATGAAAGCATCAGTAAGGGTTTCTAGGAAAGTAGATGCACGGGAGAAGGAAGGCTGAGCCTCCTTGTCTGGTGTTGTTGGTAAGGTAAATGGATCCCCAATTATTGCGTCTACCATTCCTGACATCAGTCCAGCGACTTCGTCCGGAAAAGATTTTATGTAAGTCCTATACAGGTGGAGCACTGCGGCGACCTCGCCTATGTTATCCGCACCTATTAAGGTGCTACCGTCCGTGGCAAGCGCGACTTCGGCGTCATCCACTACCTCAGAGGATACACCAAGCATAGCCGCAGCCTTGGCCAGGAGAGGTTCTGGGGAGTAAGATCCCATGACCGCATATTCTGAGAGCTTACCAAGGAACTTACCCTCAGCGATTTCAACCAGAGCTTCTACCTCAGCGAGGTGACGGGCAGCAGTCGGCCCGTAATTGCCCAACAATACATCCATCCTTTCGACACCCTCGACAGTTGTGGATTGAAGGTCCCCAAAGTATTGGGAGGCTAAGGAATGAATATAGCTGCGATACTCCTCAGGAGTATTCACCCCGGGTATACCTCGTTGCATGTCGCGGTCACTGATGACCCGATCTACTACTCGGCCTACAGTCAGCTGAGGAGTAGCCGCTCTAGAGAAGGAGTAGTCGCCTACATCTTCGAAGGGATCTCCAAAAAGGTCCCCCTCATCTTCAAAAGGCGATCTGGATAAGTCAGAAGACTCATCCCCCAGGATGTCACCCTCAAACTCGTCATCCGAGGTTTGGTCTGCTACTGCCTGAATCTCAACGAATAAATCAATTGGCTGGACCCCTTCTTCAGTCTTGATGAAGTTGTCAGGGTAAGCGTCACTGATCCTGTAGGGGCCTTTGGCCCACTCTGCCGTGGTGGAATCGCTCTCGCTCCACCCATTACTCTCCAGGTAATCCTGCACCTCGTCGGCGGTGGGGTGTGGGTTCGAGGGGTCTTCTGCTCTGATCCACTGTTGAGAAGTTATTAGGCGATCATTGTACAGACCATGCAACTGTATGTCCGTGCCAAACAGCTGGTTAAACAAACCAACTCGCAAAACATAGTCGAAGGGAACTCCTGGAGCTTCGCCGCCAAGCGGCTTTCGGCTCTTGTAAATTCGGTCTGCAACCCTAGGGGTAACGTCGTGTTCCTGCCCCCCTTCTCGCAGACTCTCTAGAAAAGACTCCTCCTCAGCAGACAAGCCAGGTAGTGCCCTTGCTAAGTCTGAGAGTTGCGAATCTTCCGTCGCAGCCGAAGCGAATTCTCCAGTTGCTCCGTCTGCCGCTCTACTAGCTCTTCCGGGGTCAACTCGTCCCAGGATTTCGAGGGGCTGACTTTGGCTGGCTTGGGTTCTTCGGCTTCCATCGAGGGGGAGTTTAGCACGAGATCTGCTGTTTGTCAAATTATTCCTAACATTGTCCAAAGAAAGGTCAGCGTCTTCATCTCTAACTTGGACCTTAGCTCCCTCAGGAATAGTAGCCCATAGGGGATCTCCTATTAAAGTGAGTGCCGTGTCGAGAGTTTCTTCTAGCTCTTGTCCAATCTGGGAGCGCCCTGTAAGCATGCGACCGAAGTTCCGCAATGTGATAGACCAAAGGCTACCCCTCACTAGGTCAACCCTATCACCATCTAGCTTCACCCGCTTCAAGAACTCCTGAAAGTGGAGATCGGTCAAAGAGTGAACAAGGAACTCCCGCCTTGTCTGAACCGGACTTAGCACTTCGTTATCGCCAACCTCATCCATGCCGAGAGCGTAGAACAGGTCACCAACTCCGTTGGCGTAGAACGAGGCTTTGTTAATATCGAGGCGTGCTCTGTAGGCGAGGGTTCTCAACTCGTCCTCTGGCATCGCAGAAAGGTCTCGATTTTCTGCGTAGAATCCTCCCTCTTGTTCCAGCATCTTAATCAACTGACCAACACTCGATTCATCGGCGACTCTCCTCGCAATGCTTTCAAGAATTGTGAACGCATTCGCCGAGTTACGAGAGAAGTCAATCGCAACCAGTCGAGCCGCTTTAACTAGTCGATCAATGCTTTTGACCAGAGCCTCTTGAGCTTCTGTCTGAGGAGACTCAAGCATAGAGTCAAGCGCTCGGTGCAGTCCCTCGTGAACCAAAGTGTCCGCTACTCCTCGTGGGTTAGTCTTGGCTACGTTCAATACTATCGTGTTGAAGCGGTGAGAAAACAGTCCCGCCCATTCAGCCCCAGGTGCATCCATTAACCTAAGTGTGGTGCCCTCGAGCAGTTTAGGGTTATTCAAGAAGATCTGAGCAAGGGTTCTCAGGTAGTTATCACTACCGCTGTCCTCTGCAATAATTCTGAGCGCGTCTATAATATCGCCAGACTGATTCTCAGCTTCTAAGCCAAGAGCTTCGAACTGTGCCCTAACTTGAAGCGCCTCGGCTTCTTCCAACGCTGCTCGACTCCGTGATTTTTCGGAGACCCTTCCATACTCTCCTTCAAATATAGCGGCTTCGTCGGCGATGTCCCACTCTGCACCTAGCTTTATTCCATTTAAGGATAGGTTAAACAAAACATCGTTAATTAGATTTCGGCGTTCCACCTCATCATCGGGGTAGATAACCTTATTCTGGTCCGCAATATTCCTGAGATAGTAGTCCCAAGCATCGATAACTGCTTCGAATTCCTCACTTATGGTCAACTCACCGGCACCATCCGATGGTGTCGGAGTATCGGGAGCGTCCGGTAGGTCCGATTCGTTGGCCTTATCGGAGGTTTGTTCTTCCCGAAGCTGATCAAACTGCTCGTCACCATCAAGATTTTCCTCCGGACTTACTGGCTGGGGAGCAGAGTCCCGATTCTCGTCAAGGGAAAAGTCACCAGTACTTTGTTCGTCGCTTGTGCTGGAGGACGAAGCGATGGCAGCTATCTGGCCTAAGCTGTATATCTTGCCCCTTTCCTCAACCTCAGCCTCCGTTTGAGCAGCAAACTCTAGGGCTTTGGGACTGGCTACCAGCGCATGAATATTTTTAAATTCAGACTTTTCCAATATATCAAACAAAGGAGCTAGCTTCTCATCTTTGCGTCCCTCAGCCACAAAGTCGTTTAATTGGTCAAAATTCAGGTCCCCAAGGGCTTTGGCTCTCGTCTTTAGCGTGGCCAAAACAACGATCTCCGCTGCCTTGTAAATTGCTGCCGGGTTGGCTAGGGATGAGTCAAAAATAGAAGCTACCATTTCTAGTAGGCCTACCTCTAGGCTCTCTCCAAAGATTTCTTTCTCAGTGTCAGTGGTATCCCAGGCCCCAATACCGTCGATGTCTTTTCGTTTTTCCTCGACCTTCTTAGAAACCTTGCCCCCCGCTTTTTTAGCGGACGCGACTCGACTAGGTTTTGCAACATCCGAGAGCAAGTTTTTTAAATTATACTCTCCAGAGCCTACGACCATTAACCCATTCTGAACTCCTCCACCCCACTTGGTTGAGCGCTCTCCAGTTCTTGACTTGAACTCCTCCGTTGTCACATCAGTTACCGCACCGACAACAAACCCGTCTTCAACGATTAGCCTGGGGTGAATTTCACCCACATCCTCGGGCACCTTTATCTTGCCCCCACTCTCCTTGTGGGACAGAGCAGCCGCCATATAGTAGGGGTGGTTAACGAAAGCAAAGCCATCTTTCTTGTCGTTTTCCCACGGATACTTGTAGGCCTGCCGCTGTCCTTGAGGACCAACTACAAACTTAGTCTCATCAATACCCCACTTTTCGAAGAGCTTAGAGTTAACGGCCTCAAGGATTTGAGTTTTCTCGGAAGTGCTGAACCCTGTAATATCCGAACGAAAAATCGGCATACCATAACTAGGAGAGGTCTCGTCGTTAACCCGCGCCTCAATCAGCTCGTTTATTTTTTCTTGTAAAGGATCATTATCTAGTTGGCCCTCCACTGCCTTTTCATCATTCTCTTCCTCATCAGACCTTCCGGAGCCCTCGTCGGTTTCTTCTGGGGGAGAAGCAGAATCTCTATCTCCTCCTTCGGAGTCTACAGCCGCTCTTCCACCGGCTTCTCCCTCCGGAGCTTCTTCGGATCCGGAAGTTGAACCTTCTTGTTCCCCTTGATTCTCCGCAGTTGAGTCCCCCTGTCCTCCCTCCGATCCCTTCGATCTTTGAATGTCTTGCCCATCGTTGTTTCCTGGATTCGTGTTTTGGTTATTCTTAAGGGCCTTTTCGATGCGCTTTCCGATTTGGCCGTCGGTTTCTAAAATAGGGTTGCCAGTTGTTTTATTTGTACCGAGGAGCGGGGCCAGGAGGGCGTCTGTGCCCTCCCCAGCCTCGATTGCCCTCTCAAAACGGCCCCTCTTGTCAGTGTCTTTAGCGTTCTTGTTGAAGCCTTCTCTGGCCTTGTTGTATTCTTTAATGATTAAGTTGCTTAACTCATCCTTCAGATCTGAATCAGAGTCAGCCTCAGTCTCAGCCCCCGCTGCTTTGTCGATCTCAGCAACCTTATCCAAAAAAGTTTTCAAGCCCACTGAGAGCTTACCCTTATTCAGACTAGCCGACCCCTTCTTCCCTTTTGCCTTGCCTGACTCTTCGTCGAGGTCGATCTCCACATCTCTGTAGGAAGACCCAACTAGTTTTCTCGAGGCGAAAATACCATCCACCTCTGCCTTTAGTTTCTCGGCTTTGACTTGATCATCCACAGCGAATAGATCATCGATCAGCGCCCGTATGCCATCCCTTGACATGGTTCGCGACGTGGGTGGCGCACCCTCCTCAGCCTCTCCCTGCGGAAGTTGCTCAATTGGCGAGGAGAAATTCTCTAGTATCTGATCAAACTGCTTTACTTTTTGTTCAGTATTGAGGCCACCAGCGCGGGGCTTCCCAGAGCCGGGCTTACCGCCCAAAGCCTCGTCGGCGGATTTTGGGATATTGTTTATTAGGTTGTCTATCTTCTGAAGTTGGGCCTCCTCCCCATCTGAACGTAAGTCAATAGTTTCCCTAAGCCTTCCAAGAGCCTTTCTCTTCTCGTTTGGACTTAGCTTTTCGTCCGCTGCGACTTTCTGCGCCGCATTTAAAGCGCCAGTTAAAGTGTTAATAACCTTTTCTGACCCACCTTCGACAGGGGGTATCTGGCCTGGAGTAACCGGCTGCTCACCCACAGCCTCAGCAGCGTCGGCTAACTTCGCAGCCGTCTCCGGACTGGTGGAAGCAGTCTCGACTGCGGTTTCTTTGAGGTATTGAGATATCTTATCCTTGAACCTCTCCGCTTGCTGGACAGATGCACCCTCACTATTGATAGCGCCAGCACTTCCAAGAATACCTCCAGCGAGCGCCCCAGTTAATGCGTGCTCGAAGGCCTCCGATAGCTGCATCTCCGGATTGTAGGTCCCCATCGCAAGGACACCGGATAAGAGTTCGTCTGTGAATTCCTCCACAGCCTCTTTACCTGAGGAAGCAAAGAAGGGTTTAAGCAGCTGACCAGTAGCGGTGGCAAGGGCTCTGGGGTTTTTAGATACTTTTGTTAGCCACCCTTTGCCAAGAGCCTCGTTCGCCTGTTTAAAAGTAACACCCCTCAGAGCGTTAGCGGAGAACAAGGCCTCAGTTCCGCCAGGGATGAGCTTCATAAGAATCCCTGTCTTAATCCCATCGGCTATTGCAACAGGGTAGGCTCGGCTTTTCGCCGACGCTTCAGCCTCCTCGGGCGACATACCCATTAAGATGGCCTCGTCACGGTAGTTAATGTAGGCGTCTTGAAAAGTTGCCTCGGCAGATCTGGAAGCTTGAAGACCAAAGTAAATGTTCCCCGCTAGAGATTTCGAAGCGGCCTTTGCCAAATCATCCGAGCTGGTTAGGGCCATTCTGGATGTAAGCCCCCTTGCCGCATGTTCCTGTAATTTAATCGCTAGGAAGTTAGTCCTGCTAGTAGTGCTTTTCGCTGCGGCCGCACCAACTCCGCTACGGATTGCGGATCCAGCTCCGCTACGGATTGCGGATCCAGCTAAAGCCCCCGCGCCAGGCAGCAGAAGCATCCCCGCTTCTTGGCCTAGGATTCTTCCCCACTTTGACCCAGACCCAAATATTTCGTCTTGCTCCTGAAGATTATTTCTGAGTAGAGAGACAGCTTCGATGGACTCATCACGGTCCATCCCAGGGAGGCGTCCTCCCAAAAAGGTAAATAGACCTAGCCCAAAGGTCCCGACTCCCTGCAAGGCCCCCTCCTCAAAGTTTTTCAAAAAGTTACCCGTGGTTTCTGCTGGGCTAAACTCGTCTGAAAAGATATCTAGAAGCGTGCCGTAGATTCCAATGGGGGTCCTCGCATTTAAGAGACGTTTCATACCCCCGATTAAGCCAGGGTTTTTAGTCGCCTCAGTGAAGGCTCCTAATAGCTCACTGTTGGTTTCATACTTGTCTTTGTTGGCATAGTAGAAACGACGAAACTCTGCGGACCTAGGCAACACAATCCCCTCGGTCACCATACCAGCTAAAGAATCAATTGATCCGTTGAGCATCACGGCGACAGCGTTTTCGGCGAAGGACTCTCTGGACCCCTGGGCCTCAGCTTTGGCACGCTTTATTTCACCAGTGGGAACCTCAGCAGCGCCGAGGGCTAAATCTATCTCCTCATCTGTAGCTGTGGTAAGCCAAGAAGGATTAAAAACAACCTCACCGCTGGTTAATTTTCTAAACTGACCCTCGGGTGTTGACTCATCTTTTGCCCAGGTGTCCCCAAGCTCCATGATAGAGTCCATATAAGAATCTCTTAATGAGTTCCTAACAGACTCACTGCCATTGAGAGCTTCTTCAGCCAGACTTGTTAACCCCCGCTCTCGAAGAAAACGGTAGGCCACGTCATCCACAATCCCAGGATCTGAAAGGCGAACGGATGACCCGGTGTTTTTAATCTCTTTGAGATCCCGTGGGCGCAAAAACATTTTTGCTGCCTCAACGTCTAGCTCACCATCCTCAGAGTCCTCACTGAAGACATCTTTACCTGGCAACAGCCTGTCACTTAGCTTTATAGTTTTAGAGCTAGCACGCACACCAAGGTCTTGTTGAGCCATAGCCTGTGCATACTTGAACTCTGAAAGCGCTTCAATCTTCTCCCGACGGGGAGCATCGGTGGCAAGGATCTCCTCCTTATAGCGGTCATAACCAGCGAGAGAAAGATAGGGGTTTACATCCAGCTTCCCTTCGTGGGTTCTAGTGGTCCAGTCACTCTCTGCTTTCGCAGAACCCATCCTCCGTCTGAGGGTATTCTCTAGACCCCCTAAGTAGTTGGGTGCTTGGACCTTGTAGGCTTCGAAATCAAGCTCCTGAGAGCTACCGTTACCTCTGTCTAGCTGTAGGCTACGGACCTCATTAAAGGTATTGAACTGTCGAAGGTTGTCGGGGCTGGCAGCTTCCAGATCGAACTGCTCTTCTGCAACCTCTCTCCAGGAGTCAAAAAGACGTTTCTGCTCATCCTGATTCGCTGTTCCCCACGCGGGATCAGACGTTATTGCATCCCACGAAGGTAATGTCAGCGCTTCCATCTCTTATAAATCTGTATTGCGATCACTAAGGATTTTATTGAACTGCTCTATCGCTTCCCTTCCGGAGCCTGAGGGTGCGCCCTTAGAGGAAGCAGTTGGCCTAGGGGTGTTGAGAGCCCGAGCCCTTTGTGCTGTGTCTCTAAATTTATAAATGGTGTTTACAGAGTCCCATAGAGACTTGAGAAAAGCCTTCTCCTGAGTGCCACTCGACTCGCCCATGAGATTGGGACCTGTTTCCTGATCCAGATACTTCGAAACAAAAGCATCCTCTGAAAGATTACGGGCGGCATCCACCACTTCCGTAGTATTAACAGAATCACCTTGAACAAAGTTAGATAGCTGACTGAGGCGAGGTAAATTACTGCCAGCGAGGATTTGATTACTCGCGACCTTTGTGACTATGGAAGGTAAAGCTTCTTTTCTGCTGGGGGTTCCATCAGCATTTGTACTAGCTACAGTGCCCTGACCGGTCGCGAAAAACTCAGAGAACTCTTCAAAGACTCCTGACCCAAGCTGCGTCCGAAGCTCATCTCGTGTGGCTCTAAAGTCTTTTAACACCTCATTATTAGCATACTCCTCAGATTGTGTTCTAATCCGATTTCTCTCAACCCTCTGGTTGGCCATGGCAAGGGTTCTGCCAACGTGGGTTCTGAATGCGTTATAATTGCGAGACCTCAGTAAGTCTTCGGCAGTAGACAAAAGTTTATCAGACTGTTCAATACTAATACCGGAAGCCCCTAGGGAGTTGGCCATACCATTAAGGAGACCTTCAAAACTTTTCTTTTGGTTAGACTTTAAATCCAAGGCTCTTGCTATAGGCTTTGAATAAGCTGCTGCTGGAGCTAGGTCTAAAACAAGATCCTCGAACTCAACAGATAAAGGGTCTGCGTTTTTAATCCTACCAAGAGCATCTGCCTCACCCCTCAAAGCCTCCTGTGCTTTGATATTCTCAACCATGTTTAGGTTGGTTTGAGCGCCAGCTGCTAGGACCTGTTGATCCTGCAGGTAGTTAGAAGCTTGCCGGTAGCGCTCTGCTACAGAGGATCCCTCCATAGTAAGCGCCGGGCTAAAAACCGTACCAGAGTTACCAGCAAACCCTGGACCTAGCATTTCGTTTGATGCTGAGTCTAGTATAGACATATCAGGCAACCATTGTGCGATTCATTGTGCGATTCATTAGATCTTTGTTTCTCTTGACCTTAGCCGCCGCATTTTTATCTTTATCATCGTCGTCACCATCGTCATCGTCATCGTCCTTCTTCTGCTTAGCAGCGAGGTCGGCGGCCATACCTTGCTTCTTGAACTTTTCAAACTCTTCACCCCTTCGAGCTTGATCTCGTATCTGGCCATCGGTCACATCATTGTTAACAATCATTTTCCCAAGACCGGTCGTGCCCTTTCCAAACCCTTTTATGGCTTCTCGATCGACAATACCGGTGCCAGGCTTGTAAGAGTTATCCATGAGGGATCGAGTAAGTCCGCCGAACTCAGTTTCACCTGTTCCATACTGAGAAAAGCGCCCACCTTTAGGACCCGTGCCCCTGCCTTTTCCGGTATCTCCATAAGCAAAACCTCCTCCGTATTTTTCGGGGATGGGAATACGAGTGCTTTGGCTGACCATAACTTCCTCGTCAGATGAGCCTTCAGCACCACCAGCACCACCAGCACCACCAGCACCACCAGCACCACCAGCACCACCAGATGTTTTCTGTTTCCTATCTGTAGTCCTAACTACTTCCGTACCCTCGGGGGTCCTGAAGTCATTTATGGGACGCCTACCCATGAAAAGAGTCTGCATCTGTCTTGCAGCTTCGGGGTCGGTCTCTCTCAGGCGATTGATTTCGGCGATGGAAGCGTTAGCTGCAGACTGCTCAGCAGCTTTCATCTGAGGCGTCATCCCCCCACGCATCGCGACCTGAGCCATTACTGCTCGAGGGGTGCGAAGAAACCCTGCGCCAGCACCCCCGCCCATCGGTATAGTTTCGTAAGGAATCCTAGCGCGGACTGCAGCTTTCTTGGCTTCCTCCTCATTGAGTATCTTCTGAGCTTCCGCTTCGCTCTTCGACATAAGGCGGGGCTCTGCTCTGTTATCGTTTGCCCCCTCCTTAGAAGATGTATCGGTAGAGGAATCTTTATCCTCTTTATCCTCTTCAGGGCTGGCCCCCGAATCGCCTTTAGAATCAATGGCCCTTTCAATCCCTTTGCTCCTCTCCTCGCTCTTTCTGGATGCGGCCTCGGCGTCTTTTTTACCTGCCGCAAGCTCCTCATCCGTCAATATAGCACCCTTAGCCATGGCGGAATCCTCAGACTTTTCGGAGGGGAAGGGATCTTCAAGACCCATTTGAAGAGAAGTAACAGAAATTTTATTCTTAAGTTCTTTTATTTTTTCCGAGTCTACCGTAGTAGCTTTCTGAGCTTCGCGAATCTCTACTGTGAGGCGTTTGATTTCCTCATAGTCTCCTAGCTCTTTGGCTCTATCCAGAGTTACTAACAAGTTGTCAGGAACTCTTTTTGGGATTTGTTTTTTTTCGGCTTTAGCCAGGGACTCCCTTAGGCTTTTAAGCTTGTCGCCCAAAGGATCAGGGTTGTCGCCAGACTTTTCGGAGGGGAGCAGTGCCTTCCTAAATGAATTGGCTTTAGGAAATGCCGCTACGGCAGGGCTAGATGAAGGTGATATCATAGTTCGTAAAATGCTCGGGTTCGCAGGCTCTGGAAATAAGGGTCATCAGTTGAGTCGATCTGTTCCTGCTCAACAGTATCGTCATCAAGATCTTGTCGGGGGGCCCGGGAAGGGGTGGGTTGTGGTTCATCCTCAGCCATTCCTAACACCTGGTTGGAGAAATCGATCTCTCTGGACATGTCGTTAAACACTGAGTTTCTAAGTGCCTCGTAACTTTGGATTCCTCCAGTAGTCTCCAGACCAGTGCGCTGCCCTATCATGCGAGCGTTTTCCATAAGCCTCTGTGCGGCGAGCATTCTAGAGGGATCATTGCGAAACTTGAACATGGCCCGTCGGGCGTAGCGGTTTTGCCTATTGATATCACCTCGAAGTCTACGCTTTTGTGCAAGGCGTTTGTTGAACTCCGTGTCGCTAAGGGTTTGATTAGCCGCTATTTTGTTAGGGTCAGCTCTCATCAATACATACTAATGGGTTTACTTCCAGTAACGAAGGGCTGGAAAGGCGCAGGCTTGTTGACACCAGTGTGGGTCAGGGTCCGCTCATCGTTGAGCGTCCTCATTGCACGTTGCCAATAGATCTCAGCACGGTCGGTGTCTCCCTCGTCCTCAAAGTGGATGCACAAAATAGCGTTCTTGAGCGCTCCTATGTTTCCGATAGGGATCAGATCCGAGTCACTAACCATATACTGGAAGCGTTTTCGGCACCGTCCGATAACCTCAGCTGAGGCATCTGAAGAGGACAAAAACTTATATTTACGAATAGATTGGCCTAAGCTGTTTGTCTCAAAGCCGAGATCAATAACTCGGTTTCCCCCCTCGCCTGGATCGACTGCACCGGGACCACTAACAGAGAACTCAATGTCTTCTGAATAAATAGTGCGCGGACTGCCCCCCACATGGACCCCCATCATGGTATCATAGGTGTAGGGCAACGATAGGACCTCGTCTGTAATGTAGCTGCTAAGGTTTACCGATTCTTTTTCGCCCTCCCAAACACCGGAGGATACGATGCGCTCGACAGCTTGGTTAAGTCTGAACAGAAACCTGCCATCGGCGTCGGTTTGATCTGCGGTCGTATAGCGCCAAAGCAGGTTTCTACCTTCGGCTACGGTGATGGGCCTTTCGTTTGCCATATGCGAGTATAATATTACGGGAATTTACTGTATTTTCAACGCAATTATGACTTGAAGAGGATTTAGTTAACTTCCCAAAAGTTGCCCTTTATGCTGTCCTCGGGTGTTTTATAAGCCGCTCCATCTACACGTAGAGCACACTCGAAAACACAGGGCTCTTTTCTCCAGTTAACATCTGTGTCATCAGCCCGTTTTTTGAGGTTGTTCATTACTGTCCCCCCTTTGACACATTCTAAGCAAGTCTTCCTATGGACCGGAAGGTTTACCCGGTAGCACAGATAGTTATCGGGTTTACTTCTTCTAGCCTGTTGCAGCTTTTTACGGTTGTGCTCACCAACAGATTTGGAAACCCCTGCCCAATCCTTATCGCGTAGCAAAGGATACAGACTGTCGGCAAATACGAAATCACTCTCAACCCCTGGGGTGTTACCCTCTCTGGGGGAGGACCTCCGCAAAGAGGGGTCAATCACCTTGGATCCTCCACCAACAAAATCGCCCTCGCCGATAAAAGCCTGTAGTTTACCAAGCTCATCCTCTCTCCTATCGGGATCGAGTAGGTTTTCATATTCAATAATATGGACAGGAACGCCAGGGAAGTCTTTTACCCAACGGGCAATGCTCACCATATGGCTAAGCCAAAAATCCGGGTTATGTACTTTTGCTTCCCTTCTGACATTGTGCATGCCCTGGTCTCTGTCCCTTATGTTTATTGGGCCGACAAGCTTCTCCTGGGAATTAGCAACAAACCTAGGTGGTCGAAGGACCACTACCAAAGACTCTATGTATTCTGGATTCGTTTTAAGGAGCCCCTCCCCAACAATCTTTGCTACCCGCCTGCTCGACTCCGACTCTACCTCCTTGATTCGTTGATGGTTAACCAAACTCCAAGGAATACCCATGCACGGCCAGCCCTCGTAGAAGCCTCGGGGGTTTAACTCAGACTTCAGATCCCTCTTTTCACTGAAGCCATCTCGAACCTCGACCCAACTTTGAAGGGCCTTAACCTCGGGAGGGAGCATATTGCGGGGCTGGGCCTGGGGCTCACTGTATATAATCCTGCCTTCGCCGAGTGAGTGAGCAAAAAGCTGCATTGAAAGAGAAGTTCCTCCCCGAGGGCTCCCTGTTACTGCAATGATGTTAGGCATTTGGAATATCAAGTCTGCCAACCTGAGGCGCTGGCATTTGTGGCAGCCCACGAAACAGTAGCCCCGTCATCTATTGTGATAGAATTGGTATGGGCATTGGATATGGCGGTGGTGTTCGTGGTAAAGGTTCCAGGATCAGGCAGGCCTCCCGTGAAGCTACTGCAGTCTCGGAAAACAGCAGCTTCGTTACCCGCAGACCCATTTACAGAGAGGGCTGTAAAGTAATCGGGAAAGTTGGGGACTCTTTCCTGAATCCCCCAAAGTCCAAAGCTAAAGAAGCTGCCAGTAGTCTGGGCAGCGGTTGTGTTAGTTGGGCTGTAGGTGCCAGCTTCTAGCTTCAGGTGCCGAAACCTCATCGCGCCCGAGCTGCACCACTCATCTCCTTGTCCAGAAACATCAGTGGCATGCCCATCTGGACCCTCGATGAAATTAATATCCCCTTCACCCCACTTCCATGAGCTAAAATCGCGGTAACCAACTATATAAGCGTTACCCTGGTATACTGGGACAGTGCCGGTGGTGATCGTACTAGTAGTTATGTAGGTGGTCAAAGTGTCTCTCCCAGAGGAGGTCTCCACCGGTATGTCCACGGGCAACCCGTTGGCCCACAGCTTACCGAAGTATCTTCTATGGGTATCCTTGGAGTCTTCTTCGGTCCAAGAAATCGTCATGGTTAACATCAAGTCGGTCTCACAGGGCCAGTTACTTCCCCGAAAAACGTGGAGTGCAGGGTGACCCCCAGAAGACCGATACTCAGAGGCAGGTACACTCATTACAGTCTTCCCCAGACAGCCATACCATCACAAGCGATGTCGAAAAGAAAACTTGAACTCGCGAGGCTGGTTGTCGTGAGGTCACTTCCTGATATAGAAACCTGACCGAGAGGGAGATAGTAATAACCACTTGATCCCCCACTGACCGGTGCCACATCAGTGGGTGGAGAAGAGCCATTAGTGACATCAATCGTTAGCTCCATTGCCACATTCGGATACTCAACTTCTACTTTTAGGCTTATCCAATCATCGTTTGATGGTGAAGAAACCGTGAAACCATCAGTAATGTCCATGTCGGTTGCAGTCCTTTCATAGCTGATATCTTCATTCCTAGCCTTGACATAACCATAGGTTACTAAAACATCGCTACCGCTAGGAGAAAGCGAGTATGGGAGGGCGGGGCCAGCCTTACCTCCACCTCCATCTTGCTTGCCTGATCCCACAGGTGGGGCCGTGGGAGTAGGTACATAAGCTCTTTGTATCGAGTTACCGGTGAGTCTAGCCCCTTCCGTAACTAAAGCGCCAGGCTCAGCATCCAGTAAAGCCTTGAAAACTTCGTTATCATCTAGGTTATTAAACTGAACATCGTCGAGGCCTGACTGTCGGTTCTGCTCCGCTAGGGCCTGTTGGTTAGCCCTCGCCTGCTCCTTTCGGACCTCTCGCGTCTCTTCCCGAATTCGGGCCCTCTCTGCCGCACGGGCACGTCCGGAGCTTAGTGGGGGCGCATTCTCTACCTGCTCTCCCCTGGAGGTTCTTTGGGGACTCTCCTCATCCCCGTCGAGTTGGCCTGGCGGCTCATCAGCAGGGGCCACCTCCTCACCTTCTGCTTCGGCATTACCTTTCTCAGCCGCACCTAGAAGCCCTCCGCTCTGACGGAACTCCTCAGCGCTTTCCAATCCAGGAAAACCAGGTCTATTATCTTTTTGCATTACAGGTTCAACTGCTTAACGGAAACCGTAAACAACCCGAGTTTTGCTCTGGAGGTCTGTATGTCTACAGTTGTCCAACCAGAGGGCACAGTGCCCCCGGCTGGTAGAGTGCTGGTTTGCTTACGGTCAATTGAAATAAGTGCCGCAGCAGGATTCGGGGCAACCAAAGTAATAGCATTGGGGATCACAGCCATTGGGGTCTGGAAGGTCCTTAAATTAGCCTTAGCAATAGCCTCAGTGGGAATGTTGCTAACCCAAAACCAAGCCGCCATATAGGATATGGTGTGACTCGATAACTGTGTTTTAACCTCTTGTCTATAAGTGTCAGCCACCGTCTCCGGATCATCCGTTGTGATTCGCAAAACCTTCCCTTCGACGGCCGTGGAATAGGACTCGCTCAAGTCATATATAAGAGCCATATCCTCCGCGTAGTCGGTCCTGCCATTCGAATGAGCATAAGCATAAACGAATTGAAACTCCGCACTGTTAAGAACCGGCGGGTACTGATAAGTATCAACGATAGGAAAGGTCTCAGTATACCCCACCGGAGAGGTAACATATTGAGTGTTAATCTTTATGGACCTCCACTTATCAACAGGCTTGATCTCGGTTATATTTCCTGGTGTTGCAGAGCCCGACTCTGAACCGGCAGCGATAACATCTTTTGTAACCTTCACAAATTGACCCACAGACTCATCGTAGACTTCCTCAGTGAGCGTAGGAAAAGAATCAATTGTTCTGGTTCTCTTTAGAGCGTCTCCTTTACCAATAGGACTAACCTGGGAGGACAACACGTAAAGGCCCTGGTCAGCAGAGGCGGACTCATCGACCATACCAAGGTCAACAGAGACCATGCCGCCGCCCAACTGCGTAGTCGTTTCTTCTCCCGTTGAAGGATCTGACACTCGCGCCTCTCGATTGGCTTTCCACACAGCATCAGCATTATTCACATCTGTTGTGACGAGGTCTTTTGCAAATGATGTATCGTCCCCTGCCTCATAGGGCTCAGTGGAGGACAGTTCCGAAGTTCTTGTGGTCTTCAAACCAGGCTTGTAGTCAACCGAGGTTTGGTTCACGCCCTCCCTAAGATCTAATACTTCTTCGGTGTTCTGCCAAAGCTCCTCTGCGGTAAGGTTGCTTCTCCTCTGCAGAACAATTCCAGGGGATACAGCCGAGGCTGCTGCTGTGGTTCCCACAGAGGTTTCAGAGGAGGTCTCCCCCCTACTAGAACCTGATTCGCTAATTGACTGAGTAATAGAGTCGTTAAGAAAATTTTGTCTAATGACAACAAAGTATGAATCCAGCTCTTTTTGACCGATACGCTTAACGTCCTGGCTGCCATATTTAAACTCAGAAAAAGAAGAGTCAGCAGACCCGTAAGCAGGCTCTACGTAACCACCCTCTAAATATTCTTTCCGGGGAACTATGTAAGTTCGAACAAGGCGGGTGTCTCCGTCTAACTCAAAGTTATAGTCATCCTGACTATCCCGTTTCGCCGCATAATACCAACGGGACCAATGCCCGTTACCATCACCGTGAGGAGAAATAAATACCAATACGTGGTCTGGATAATTGCCGCCGGGATAAGGCTGGCCATACTCCTTGGGCTCACTGTACTCGGGGAGGGTGATGTCGTGGGTCTCATAGAAGATGAGGTCCCCGACTTTTGGAGTGGCGAAAGTCAGAATCCTATTCCGACCTGGGGCTGGATTAATCTTTGCCATCTTTATGGGACTCCTTCCTCCTAATTTTTAAATCGACTAGAGCTATCTTGATCCTAATTAAAATATGAAAAAACGTGGCTAGCCCTACAATTGCACCAATGAAAGTAGCGATATCTGAAAGCGTTAGGGCTACAGACAACACTGAGGATAGTCCCGCTAGGGCCTTGTCCTGAGTCGGAGTTCCCTGATGGAGTACCTCTAGAAACTCTCCGATTAAGTTAAATGGCTTTTGTTGGCTTGGTATCATATTTCCGCATATTATATTGTATCATAAATCGAGATTACATCCTCCTCAAAGAGGCGAAAATCGACCTTTTTACCGGGGCAAGACTTTGATGTTAGGGGATCGTGCCTGTGGAAATTAAGTTTTCCCGTCGATATTGGAATGTGCTTCATCAAAGCCGCAGCGGCAAACTTAGCAAAATCAGTGCAGGCCTTCCCTCTCCCGCTGTCGGGATCATCTTTGTGGTCAAAGTCTCCCAACATTTCAATACCTATCCTCGAAGCATTAAAAGAAGAAGCATGCACCCCCCGCTTAGTGAGTGGAGTGAGAACCCAAATACCGTGGTCATCCGTGAAAAGATGGGGGCCTGAACGCCATCCCCTAGTGTTTTTATAATAAGACCGGAGGTTTTTCATGTGGGCCTCGGTAAAGCCCTCTGGCCTCATCTCGAGGTAGGGGTAAGCGGTGTGATGAACAGTTATACCAGTGGGCTCCCACTCCATACTGTCTAGGTCTTCAGATCCTAAATACTCAACAAACTCCGAGGCTGAAAACCTTCGGCCCACAATTGGGAAGTCGCTTCCTCTTACAAGCCACTCAGGGGGCTCATAACCTTCGATAGAGTTTGCCGAAAGGAATGGACGGGAAGCCTCTCTGGAAAGGGCTTTAATAGGAACCGGAGTGCCAGGACTCTCCCCCTCGGGATAGTCCAGTAAACTATAGAAAACAGATAGAAGGCGGTTACGGTTACCCTCCCCTATCTCACCGTAGTGACCGTTGTTCAATCTCCAAACCTCAGTCCAAACTGCAGCCTCGTTTTGTTCGTTTAGTCTACCCATAACCAATGAAACTAGGACTTCACTTGCCGATTATTAGCGCTCTCATATATGAGGCGTGTGAGTGAAAGCGCTCCCCCCGTCCGACCAACTTGCCCTCTTTAAATCGATACACCTCACCTGGGAGGGTAGTCACCGTCGGAGGTGAATACAGAGAGGAGTCGTTCAGTTCTAGTCTTCCTTTTGTGGAGGACTTCCAGCTGCAGCTTGGAGTGAGCATTACCAATATGGCCAAGCTCCATAATCTGATCTTCATAGTTGTCAATGTCCTTGTGGATTTCTCTAAGCTGTTTGACTGGGTAGACGTACTTCAGAAAGGCGGCGAGCGCGTTTAACGCCGCCGCCAAAGCTTTGATCAAAGTCATATATCAACCCTCGATCGGCTTTTTCTTCTGACGGACAGACCAGACGATACCGATGAGTGTGATAATACTTCCCACTGCTTCGAGCATCATTTGTTCATCAAGGCCAATGCCCTTGGTCACCAAAAGCCCACCCGAAAATGTGAGAAGGTGACGTACGACACCCAGAATAGATTCTTTGTTCATAATATCAGTTGTTGTTTTGTTGTTTTGTTGTTTGTCATATGCTCGCATATTCACGAGCGGTTAAAAAGGTACGAAATATTTCTCTATGGAGGTCTGAATCCCTCGAATAAAAATCGAGGATCCTAGACTTAGCTAGCGGGCTTAGAGAGTCGGAGCTAGGCCGCCCCGAGGCATGCTCTGGCTTAGTGGGAAGCATTACTCTGCTACCACCATACTGGTCTACCAAACGGTCCAGCCCCTCTTGCAGGTCTTCGAAGCTAATTAACTCTATGTTAGGGGCGTCAAGATAATCAACCTGCGGAGTGAAGTGATGGCAGATCTTTGTGAGCGCATTAAAATCGACTGACTCGAAAAATAAAGACGGGTCACTGGCCCCGAATAATGTCGAGTACACAGACGCCTCCTCATCTGAAACCAAAGGCCCCCAAGTTTTTGGCTTTGAGCACCAAGCCCAAGCCTTCAAGGCACGATCAACTGGATCTCTGATGATAGCAAAAAGCTGCTTGCTACGAGCGTACTCAAATACTTGGAGCATTTTGCTTGCCGTGTGATGGTGGAACGATCTGTGATTCCCTCCAAACTGGCCTATCACTTTTCTAATGCTACCACCAGCGTTGCCTGGAATGTGTAAAAGCCACAAACATTCGTGGCCCGGCGACTCGACGGACACAGGAAAATCAGACCTAGGGTTAGAGTAGTTATGCGGCATACCTATTCAAAAAGGATTTAATTTGAGGGAACACCTCTCCTACAGTTTGAGATAAACACGGAGGGTGCTCGAACCCCTCTTCAATCGAGCAGGGGATCCTGCCCCTGCAAGGCTGTTGGCCCAAGGGGCAATATCCGACCACCGGCAGGGTGGGAACTTGATAGATGCTCATCGTCTGCTGTGCAGGATAACTTCCGAACAGACCAATCAAAGGAATCCCCAGCGATCCCGCTACATGCAACCAACCAGTGTCCGGACTTATGACAGCTTTACTCTCACCTATGAGAGCCGCTTGCTCGCGTATGGTTAAACCCTGAGTGGTGGGCTCCGCTGCTCCAACCTCCTCATGTTCTATGAGGTAGGCGTCGAAATCCCACTGAACCCGCGTAAACAGCTCAGGCAGGTTAAGAAAATTTTTGATTCTAGAAGCGGTTTGATAAACAACGCCAACCGGCTTTTCTAGACCTCGCTCTGCGAACCATTGTCTTGCCCACTCGCGCTCCTCCTCAGTTATGAAGACCTGCGGTGTATTTGTTTTTTGCAACCCAAGGGCTGCCGCAAACAGAAGCGACCGGTTAGCCGGTTCCGGTGAGCGGAAATACCCTTCTAGCACCGCACACGGGCCGGGATTGGAGAGATCAACAAACTGTGATTTTAAATTTAGCTCCCCTTTATCTGAAATCACACGATCAATGCTTGGGTGGTTTTCAGCAATGGATAGAATGGGGTGCTCACCAAGTAACGTGATGGCTACGCCGGGATGCTGTTCTTTGAAACGATCAATAGCGCCCATCAGAGAGACCATGTCACCAAGCCCGGGCCTGTGCCTCAGGAGCGTGACCTCGCTACACCCGCCGAGGCTGAGTGGTCGAATAGGCAAATCCCGCGATAGCTGACCATAGGGAAGCCTCTGCTCTACTAGTTTACGGGGCTCAACCTTAGCATCACCCAAGAGTTTTTTTCTCACCCTCTGACAAGCAGCATTAGGATGGTAGGTGACCTGGACGCTAGGCGTCATCATCCTCAAAAATAAGTGTGATGACTAAACCATTATATGAGTCACCTGCCAGCGATGTTTGGTTTTCATTAAGGAATCCTACTCCAAAAACTGAGCCCTGAGAAACATTCTCGGTTAAGTTTGTTGCGGAAACCCCAGTGTTTGATTCGGGTGACCAATTGACCGAAAATCCATTGTCCGAAATGGTGCCGTCCTCAAGGTTAATAGTCCCGAAATCGAGTTCGATCTCATCGTAGGACGATCCGGCATTGTCATTTGTTAAGTACGAAACGCTGACTTTTTTGACGGTGACATCGACAGGCGCGACAAAAAGTGAGGTAGCGATACT